TCAGCGCTATCAAAGTTAACCCTAGCTGTCACATCAGAATTTAGAGTTATGTCGATATTTGCGGCTCGCACATTGGAGAATTTTAGCTCTCCAGTGTAGCTTGCCATAGCATTCGTAAGATTGACGCCGTATAAGCCAGACAACGAAATGTTGTTCGCTTCTGCACCTTCAGCACCAGTTATGTTTTCAAACCAAGCGTTTTCAAAAGATACAGCGCCTGCAGTTTTTCCGGTGCTGTTTTTAACTACATCTTTGCCAACACCCTCAATAACAACACCGTTAAAGGTGTACATTCTCGTAGTAATCGGCCCGGAATTTTCAATATCGAAAAAGTAATCAGGCGCATTAAATCCTGAGCGCGTAAATGACGTTACTGTGGGCTGATCTATCTGATTTGTAGCTTCAACTTTTATAGCCGTCTCAACACCATTCATCTGTATCCGGTCAAGAAATATTCCAACGGAATTACGAATGTATGCGCCTACCTTTGCACCCTCAATAAAGATGTCTCGAAAGTCAGAGATAACTAAACCATCAGTATCAATAGCAGTATTATGATTTCTAAGATGTAGCTTGCTCATAAAAACATTGCTAACTCTAGCGCCAACTCGCTTGATAAAATCTATAGAGCCACCACCATCTATGCGGGTGAAGAATGCGCTGGAGTTGTTTCCGTGCAGTCCGAAACCAGTTGACGGAATTTCTAGTGTCGAGGTTTGATCATATGCGCCCGGCTTTAGCCTCATGCCTCTTCGGGTTGACGTTACTACATCAGGCCCGGCAAGCTCCGCGCCTGAAATATCACCCGGATCGACAGCAATTGGAACATAGTCATAATCGACTGGCTTTGCCGAACGCCCGGTTTCAGTCCATGCCGTTCCGGCAGCATTGCGCAAATACTCTACGTCAAAATCGTCAAATCGTCCTGTTGCTTTATCTCCCGGCTCTGCATCATCACCAGTTAGCGCTGCAACTTGAGCAGGTATAGTGTCTACCGCTGGTGCAGAACCACCTATGATTATAGGGTTAATACTTTGGTCAAATGGATCTACAGAGGACTCAATCAGTGAAACTGTGTCAGCAGCAGACAGCGGTTGGGTTGTGCTGGTTGAATCACTTGTTATGGTTAACGTGTTTTGGTTAGTGGGCGCTGCTCCACCAACACGCACAAGGTGTGATAGCGCTACGTCATACCCGGTAAAGATTGTACCGTCCGTGATTGCCTGTAGTAATGCAGCATCACTGAGCTGGTTGAATATAATAGCGTCACCGTTAGAGCCATTCCCATCACGCTCACCAGCATGGTTAATTCGCAAATGTCGTGTTTCGCTTGCGCTATCGTTAAGAATTTTGACTGTTACAGTGTGAGGCTCTACTTGAGCACCAATATTCAGCACAAACTCTGTTGGATCTGCAACTGTGCCCTCGGCCAATGCAGAAAGATCAACTCGCCAGTAATTATCGCCCGGCTCTGGAACAAGAGTTGATCCTGATATTGTGGTTCCGTTTGAACCGTCGCCCGGTGTAGTAGTAACTACCGTGGTGACTTGTGGTTCTGAGCTACCACCAGCCGGATCGTCCATAATTTGCCAGAACGATGCTGCTATCTTTTTAATACGGAACGATTCGTTCGTAATCTGTATGCCACCGTCTGCAACTGAATTACCGTCACGATCTTTGATTATGATGGTATTGGCATTGACGTTCGGAATGTCAGCAATCGAAGGTCTTGAGTAGACAGTGACCGTCGCACCATCGGTAGCCGTGATCGGCATACTTGAACCAACTGGAATGCTGTCATCAAGAACCAAATTAGTGTCAGCATTGACGTGGTAGCCGTACACCCCGACATTTTCAAACAGTGAAGCAAGGGCGAAAGTATCAGTGTTGATAGTCTCGTCGTACTTCAACTGATCAGGTGGCGGTTTTGTTGCTGCCTGCAATGTCCAGTGAAAGTCTTCTGCGCCGTCACCAGATGTAAGCCTGAGCAAAGCCGGCACGTCAGTAGGACCGACAACGATGCCGCCGATAGTGCCTGGCATACCCACAATGACGAAATCACCCAGACCAAGCGGCTCACCAGTGTTACCGGTTACTGTGGCCGGTGTAGGCAATGGAATGCCACCTGTAGGGTCAATAGCACCGCGAGAGTTGGTGTTGTCGATTAGATCAGTGTCGGCAAGCGCGTGATTATAAGCCGCTGTCAGTTGCGCTACCTGGCCTGGTGTTATCCCTGCCCCTGCAATCTGCGCTAACTGCGACGGTGTAAATGAACCGGCCGGTGTTGAAAAGCCAGCGGTGAAGTAATCAGGCTCTCTGACTTCCTGCAATTTTACCGTGACGCCCGTAGTCGATGCTGCCAGTTGCCGAACCCGGTACAAGAACCCGCTATACCACATCACAGATGCAATCTTACTATCGCTAGTCACTTCCCCGATAGGCATCCAGTTCTGCCCTTCTTGACGCGATATCTCTATTTGTAGATTGACGTTGTCAGGGTTGAATAAGGCAAGCTCTACCGGTTGATCAGATCCCGAAATGTGATTACTTACACCCGGCGTAAATCCGTCACCATGCTGACCAAAACGACCAACATTTCCATCAAATATGTTTACATTGTGAGTTGTAGATAACACTACACCACCTCTTTAATCGTGACGCTGCCGGTCAATGTTGTTTCGTGTTCAGACGCACTTTCGTCAAGACGTCTTACTTTCACTTCAACCCTTACGGGCTCGTTGTTATGCTCGATGCCGCCGTAGCTACCTTTTATCTCCCTGAATACTTTCTCAGGCGATAATGCTTCCTCAATCCAGGTTTCAACCACGTCGCCATTAATCAGAAGCGTTACTTCAGCCTTGACGCGGTTTGCATCACTGATTTTTTCAATGGTGATAGTTTTGGTTTCGTAGACCACCGAGCCGTCAGGCGATTCAAGCCGCAATACAACCTTGGCGACTCCTAAGCCATGCCGGGTGCTGTCAGGCGTGAGAATCAATACAGAGCCTTCAATGTCGGCATCTATATCAAGGGCTGTCACTACGACGTGTCGAAAATCAACAGTGCCAAGGTCAACAAACTGGCTTAACGATATTTCATTGTTCTGGTCGATAAAGACGGTTTGTAGGGGAATGTCCCGGTAAGACGGGAAAGTATCTGCAGGTGCTTCAGCTCCATAGACTCCGACAAATACGGTCGCCATGGCAACGGGAACACTGTCCTTGTATAACGAGTAGCCAATGGTATCTATGCCAACAAAGCCTTGGCTTGGCATGTATTCAATACGGTCGCCGTTTTGATTTAGACTCTGAACAGAACCGTGGCGCGGCTGCTCGAATATCCGAACCTCGTCATAATCAATTGTGTCGTTGCTAGCTGGCTGAATTTTGGCTGTTAGCAGATTGGATATAACTACACCAACATCGTAAGCACCGTCACCGTTATAGTCGTTGCCGTGTCGAGCATTAACCCATTCTGATATTTGGGTACCGCTGGTGATTTGCGGTAATGATGCATAGGGTATGACTATGTCGACTTCTTCATCACCTTCACCGAAAATAAAGTCGCTGCCGTCACCCGCACCATAAAGCCATAGACCAGCCGGGTTTGTGTTTCTACCAGAACCATACAGCCAGTCATTAGACAGACCTCTACCGTACAACCAGTCTTCGGTTGCTTTGGGTGCAATCTCGCCGCCTCCAGTGCTGGCAGGCTCCACGTTAACCGTCACACTGCTTGTGTCTGACGATAAAGGTGGAACGTTAACGGTTACTGTGCTGGTATCAGGCACTTAGACAACCTCAAACCTGATCGCAAAATCTCCGGGAATATCTCTTATCGACCTTACCCGGTTACCGGTGATTTGAAAGTCCACTGCAGAGCAGTTTACATACTGTGCAATTCTCAGTGTGCCGGTGCCGTTCGGGTTAATCATGACAGACGATAAATCTATATCTAATGGCTGACCGATTCTCACACTCGGGCTGGACAGCGCTGCCAGTGCATCAGAGTCGATAGACTTCACACCGCTACTGGTTGTGCCGCCTCCGGTATTTCCGCCGCCTGTATTGCCACCATTAGATTCAGAGACGATTCTAACTTTCAGTGATGCAAACGCCACCTGTCCGGTAGAGTCGACTGCAACAACGTTGTATTGGTAGATATCGCCTGGTGTCTCATTACCAGTGGCGTTGTACTGTGCAATGTTTGTATCGTTCGACAGTCTTTCTAGGGTGCCGTGTGTGCTCGCCACTGCCTCGTTACTACCTTGCGGTGAGTAAGCGTATACAGAATCCGAGTTAGCCGGGTTGTTGACTGTGGATAGCGTTACTGGTGGTGTGCCGCCTGAGTACAAATCAGTAGCACGGCCAGTTCCGCCAATCACGAATTGTGAAGCGTTTCCAGCCGCAGTGCCTACAACCCAATCGACAGTTAGATGGCGACCTTCAAAGCCTTGACCGATCTGGAATCGAATTGAACTGAAAATGTTTTCACTAATACCCGCTGCAGTGTAGTTGCCCCCTTCGTCCACCCACTCACTACCGTTATGGCGGTAATAATTACCCTGTGAGTATGTGACGTCGCCGTTACTACCGTTCGGGAGATTGGATGAATCAGGAGAAACACCAATCCAACCGACGATGTCCTTAGCGTGTAAGTCGTAAGTAACTGTGGTGCCGATTGATAGTGCAGACAAAGGCGTGTAATCGACAGTCACTGCAGAGCGGTCAAATGCAATCATGCCGCCGTCATTTACTGAATTGACAGTTGCTGAAAAGTTGACCGAGTGAAGTACCAAGCTACCGTTCGGGGTTCCTGAAAATCTTGATTCGTCTGCTGTTGATGCGCTGTTGTCAGTTCCAACGCCTACAAAAAAGCTACTCGTTACACCAGCTTGTGCCCGTGCATTCTCTCGATTTGTATCGTCTCTTGAAATGGTCATTATTCGTCCAAATCTACTGTGCCAGACCCTGTTACTTGGGCAGGTAATGAAATTTCAAGCGAATCACCACTAACAAAGGCATCACCTGGACCCTGTTCGTTAATGTTTCGCTTACCGTTGGTGCCGGGCATCCTTGAAAGATCCAGCGTCGATGATTCACCCGGATAGATGTACCGAGGGCTTATAAATGGTGGTATGGCTTCAGGCTCCGGTTGATTAACATCTGCAACGCCACGAACTGTAAAGTTGCCCGTATCACCGTTAACCAATCGAAAAGAGATAATCGACTCACCGAGACCATTTGCCTGTATGCGTAGGCGTGGGGCCGTTTCAAGTATCTTGATTGTCGGGTAGCTGGTTTGCCCTGTGATTTCTGCAATTGCAGCACCCGAGCTATGAATCTGCGTTAAGTCATAAAATCGTTCATCGAGCACCGGGATTTCAAACACGGCACTTTTAGAAAACCGTGGCGCTTCCGGTAATTCAGGTTGCTCTGGTGTTTCAGGTGTTTCGGGTTCTTCCGGCCCCGGTTCTTCTGGTACTTCTGGTTCTTCCGACGGGTTTGTGCCGCCACCTGAATCATCCGGCCGTTCGTTACCACCTTGGGGTATGACAGTTGGGCCTCCGCGAGTCTGATCGCTGTTATCCCATCCGAACACACCCTTACCTGGCACGGTGAAAGTCAGCTTCTTAAACTCAACAATCGACTCCCTGCCGTCAGGGTGCGAGTACCACAGCTCTGTGCCGTAGTGAATTCCGCCTAATACCTGGCCGGGGTTTGGCAGTGGTACTGGTCGCTTACCTCGTGTAGCACCGGGAACCAATGATCCGTTGTTGTACATGGCATTGGCATTAGCGTTGTTTTGGATAATGCCCGGTAGCACATCCGTCATAAAACGCATGTAAGCGGAAATATTTACCGTCCCTCTGTTTGAGGGGTTGACCATCACTAGACCGATGTAATCAAACTCATTTTCACCACGTCGTTCAATCTTGTAGTAAAAGTCATGCTCTTTGTTGTCGATGGTATAACGACCAATCAACACACCACCGGCCCAGTTGTTATCACTGTCTCTGCCTGCCGGTATATCGTTGGGTATAGGTGGTATGCCCATCCATATATTGACATTCCAGTCTTTAGTGAGGTTGTAGTTAATGCCGTTGACAGTATCTACAAGCTCCGGCAAAGGTGTGCGGTGTATCTGTCCACCGAGATCACGACCATAACCCGCACCCGGAAAGCCACCCGGTACCCGAGTAGGATCAGACACGTTGTGCAGGTACATATCAATGAATAGGTTTTCATTGCCACCGTTACGCTCAACGTCATATTCGACAACGATATCTGGAAGGTCAGCTAAGAATGACGGTAGGCCAACTTGTCGGCGTGGTTCTTCCAAATCCCATACAGGAGATTCGTTTGTATAATTCGGATCGTCAGGACCACCATTGGCCCGGAACACTCCCTCTGAACCTGCAGCCCTTGGAAAGCCATTACATGCAAGACCACTGGTTTCAAAGCGACCGAACATTGTCCCAAGCATGCCAACAACTGGAAACGCTTTAACAGTTCTCTGTGTCGCTTCTTCAGGTGGAATTCTGTACTTAATGAAAACGCTATTGTTCGTTAACCCAGGCTGGCATTCGGCATTTGTGGGTTGATCGTTATCAACAGTGTTTGTGATTTCAATGTACGAACCTGCAGGAGCATCAACACCCGGCGTAAAGAAGCCAAACCCGTTGGTACCCATCATGAGCCCATCGGAGTACTGGCGCTTGAACGGGTTGCCGTCGCCTAAGTCAGTCCGAAGTTTTAGTTCTTTAACTGTCACGCTTCAACAAGACCGTGATTAATTACGCGAAGTGGTATTTCTTCTGGAAACTTCTCAAAAGATGCAAACACACCAACTCCGAACGCTTCAAAGCGATACGAGAACCCAGTTCTTAATCGCATAGAAGTTTGTTGGGTTTTGGTAGAGGGATCACCAAGCGGTGCCCACTTGAAAGGTCTGACATTGTTGTCTGCCCACATTAGCTGCACTGGCACAGAAGACGGGTTTAGTACCGTCAAGACAATATCGGTATCGTACTTCCCAAGGCCATCGAAAATCGCACTTGAACCCGGTGCTGAACCGTCACTCGGTGTCAGTGTTGGATCTTCTACAATTCGCTTACCATTGAATAAATTCGTGGGCATGAGTACGCTGGGGTATGTTTTCCAGCGATGCTACATAAGCAAAATTGTCAATGTCGGTGCGAATTTGCTAGTCTGTTGAGACTTGCAGGATTGAAAGGAGCAATACCAGTGCAAAACTTACTAGAGAAGTTCTTTATAATAATCGGAGCTATCATATTGATAGCTATTTTCTTAGGCCTGATACGGGATTTTGCCGGGCTTTAGTACGTCACTTCTGATATTGCCTGCTTCTTGGTTTTAGTGGTTGCGGAAACGCCAGCAACATGTTCGTCGCGTTGCTTTTTGTACGCTCTCCAACTGCGGCTAAAATGCTTACTTTGAATCTTCATGTCAGGAAACTTATCAGAATAGCGCTTTGCCATTTCACGCGCTTTTTCCATCTTCTTTTCATCGCCCTTTTCCCTGCCTTGGTTCATGATTCGCATGATCTTGGAGCGCACATCACGTAACTGTTTATCACGTGCATAGATTGCAGAGTTTTTACTGTAAGCCTCTGTCACATCGGAAGGTGTAAAGCCCATCATTTGCGCCAAGTACTCCCACGGCTCCATTTCATGGATTAAATCACCATGCTTGTTTTTAACGCCACCCTCATAAGCGTACCGGCCAGAGCGAACCACGTCTTTCATAAACTTTGGCAGTACCTTTTCAGTTGCCTTGACATAATCACCAGATGCCAAATCACGGCCAGACAATATTGCATTCTTAACCAGTCCGCCTGTAGGACCAGCCAGGTTTTCAAGCATATTAAAATAAGTACTCTCGCCCAGTTCATCACCCGGTGACGATTCACGGAAAAACAGACTCGAAGTAGAAACACGATCAGACATTGAGAACGGTGTAAACGTATCCCAAACACCCCTTGTCATTACTTCACCCATTTTGTTACCGAATACATCTGCTGCAAACTGACGTGTCCAGGCTTCGTACTCTATCTCGTCTTCCTCATCAAGAAAGGTATTAACAACCGCTTCCAGTGTGTTACCGAGAATACGCGCGCCCGGCAGACCAATTGCACCAGACAACAAGAACTGAACGCCGAGCATCGACGTGAGCATCTTCTTAGCTTCGCGCTGCTCCTCTGGTGTAGATTCATACTTGCCAAATGCTTTCTTTAGCGTTGATATGTACAAGTGTGCTATCGAGAACGAGTATTGCTTAAACTGTAGTGCTATACGAGCGGTTGGTGAGCGCATCACTCTGGCACGGTTGCCGGAACTGTAATCAAACTGGCTGTCCCAAGTAGTCTTGGCTGCTTCGTCCTGTGATTCTTTCTGGCTCTTGCCAGCTTCACGCGCCAGTCGATAAGTAGTCAGTGCTGTTACTTCACGGTTGAGCTTTTCAGTTACATGGAATGTCCAGCCGACTACTTTCATTGCCCGAGGTATAAAGTCAGACGTGTTCATGCCTTCTTCGGCCAGTCCTGCCAAATCCGCCATCATTGTTTTGTCGATCACACCGAGCTTTGCCAGATCATCAAGCATTTTCTTTTCTTCAGTAGTGATATCGGCATCATCAAATCCAGTGGATTTATTCTTAAACGATCCTTTAAGGTAATCGTTCTGCGCTTTTATCAGTGTAGAAGTAGATTTTGCATTGCCGTACTTTGAGCCAAGCATTGGAATAGTCACCATGTACAACTGAGTTGTATTCAACAGCGCTGCCGCTGGTGTAATACCGAGAATCATTCCAAACCCGAAGCTATTAACCTTATTGGCAAACGGCGACATTTGCGGGTTAAGTGAGTGCTCCATTGATTTCTTTAGTTCGTCGATGCCGTTCCGAGCTTTGTATTTGTACTCGTCTTTTATGTACTTGGCATTGGTCAGGTGTTTATCGTGGCTATTGCGAACAGCTTCCAGATCCATACCTGATCGCAACTGCTTCAAAATGCCGTTCCACATCTTGATTGCTTCGTTAGATGTTTCGTTGTCGCGGATTTCCGTTAATTGAGTCGCTACATCGTCATCACTCATAGTCGCATTGATAGCGTGCTCCAGATCAAGAAATGCATCTTCATACTTCTTACGCATGTCAGGGCGGGTTGCCAGATCATATTCCAGATCCATACTTTGCACGTGCTGCTGCATCTCCCATGAGTGAGAAAGTCTACCCAAGTGTGATGCTGCATGGAACGAACTGTCAGCAAAAGAGCGCAATGCATCTTGTTCAAAACCTTTCACCTTACCCCGGCGTATCTCATGACGACGGATTGAGAGTTGTGGCAATGCTTTAAGATACATCTGGTTGATTTCGTCCTTCATGGCAGACAAATCTTCATTGCCCTCTGAAAGCTCGTCAATCATATCGTTGATAGAGTCTTTCATTGAGTCTGGCATCTGCTCTGCCGCCATCATTTCATCAGTCAGCTTACTTGACGCCACATCCTTGCCGCCTGCAGCCTTGGCTTGTTTTTCCCACTTCTGCTGATCGTATGGGCTGTCAAATTGCCTGAACTCATAGCTACCATCAGGAAACTTAGCACTGGATGCATACTTGCCAAATCGACTTAGCGGAAAGTATGGAGCGTGTAACTTCATCATTTCCCGCATCTCAGTAATAGCGGAGTTGTGCTGCTTCTTTGCTTCCAGTGTTGTGTTGGATGCATCGCTGCGAGTAATCATGGCCTGTGTTTGAGCGTCCCACATCTCAGCGTGGTAGTCTCTCATTTCCCGGTATAGCTCTTTGGCTTCTTCCGGCAGAGAGTTAAATTCTTTGATCAGCTTTTGCGCTTCTGTTGCACGTTCCTTTTTCGTTTTCTGCAACTCCCGCATGTACTCAAGATTGGTTTTTTCTGCACCAGTCAACCCGGACTTGGCTTTTTCTTTAACTTTGGTGATACGCTTCTGGATTCGATCATACTTAGTGCGATCAGCAGGTATAAATGCACGGTAGCCGTCAGCCCTTGTCACTCTGGCTTGCGCTCTCGCTTTCTTGTCAGCTTCTTTGACCTTCTGACCTTCCTCCTTCAATTCCGCTTTTAGTGCATCAAGCTCTGCCTGGTCATCATCAGATAATGCCTTTGGCTTTTTACGTTCCAGTTTGCGGATTGCAGCATCAAGTATTGAATCAGTATTTTTGTAATTGTCAGGATCGGCAGATATCAGGGTTGCGTTGTGCATGATATCGGAGACTTTCGACATAACATCTTTGTTTTTCTGCGAGTACGCTCTAGCCTTTTCACCAATCTCACCCGCACGTGCCTGCCATTCGTTTCTGACAGCATCCATGTCTTCAGCCGCTTTAAGGTAGTTCTCCATTCGAGGGAGCATATGCTTAAAACCACCGACTATTTGACGACGGTTGAGTAGTCCAAGACCTTCCTTGCTGCCCTTGTCGATAATTGCGCTAAGTGCTTGCTGCAGAGATTCTTTACCGGTTAGCTTTTTTTTAAAGCTGTCCATGTTGATCTTGCGTTTTACACCGCCACTGGCTTTAACCTCGGCTGTCATTGCCTGATCTATCACCCGGTCAACCTCTACCCCCGGTATCCGGCCAGTCATACCCATTTCGCGCAATGCTCTGGATAGCAGAGATTTCAGCTTACGGAATAGCTGCTTTACTTCGTTGTCGGTCGATCTGCGCTCTGCCAGCCGTGCCATCATCTCTCCGTAGAACTCGCTTTCCGGGTAGTTCTCACGCACCTGACGCTTTAGATCGGATAAACCCGGCATCGAGTCAATATCAGCTTTAACGTCGCTCCAGCGATCCCCTAAGACCTGCTCAACTCCCATGTGACCGACAATTTCATGCATAAGGGTTTTGTTAAAGTCCTCACGTGACTTTATCTGCTCTGCATTGACGTACACCTGACCGTTGAAAACACCACCTACATCGCCTGCTGTGGCTTCATAGGGTAGGTCTGTATGGCTGTCTACCACAGAGACTTTTACGCCGGTTACCTTATCTGCTAGTGCTTGGTATTTTTTAGCGTTGGCTGTGGATGCTGGCTTGTCGTTGCGGATTTTCCGAAGTGCTACCCCGGTATCAGTTTCAGTGGTCTCAATAACATTGAACAGATTCCGATAGGCGTCACGAATACCGTCGTCCATTTCCTCTTTTGTCGGATAAGCGCCACCGTCCTCGTCAATATTGGCCAAGTAATCATTACTGATACCCTTAGCATCGAGTTCGTCAACAATATATTTTTCAAATCCACGTGCTGTTTTTTCAATAATGGTTGAATAATACGGCTTGCTACGACCAGCATCTATGTGTGTTGATCGCTCTGAAAACGTACTGTCCGTTATAGCCTGAACCAACCCTTTGACTGCATCGAAGGTTTCTTGTCGCATGTTTTCTGGTGGTTTGCTGCGACTGGCAATACTGGATATAAATTCACCCGATGCCTTGCGACCTTCAATTTTTCGCTCCTGTCGTGCAAAGTAGTTGTCCATTCCATGGAACCACTCATGAGCAAGTGACCCAGGACCAGCCGTTTTTGTCAGGTTTATAGCAATCTTATCTGGCTCAAAGTGCGCAACCGCGTCACCACCTCTGCCTCTTGCACCAAACGCCAACCCGAGAGATCCATTTAAGGCCAGTGCTTTCGGTGGTAGGTCAACTGCTTCTGATAGGTCAATCAGCGCATCGTAAGCATCGTTCAAGTCTTTTTGTCGACGTGGACCCTCAACATAGTTGCCAAACTCAACGCCATAGAATCCGAATGATTCAGAAAACTGCTCTGGTTGTATTTTGTCTGTGCGTCGTTCAGGACCAGACCGAACATCGTTGCTAACACGTCTGACATTTGGACCCTTTTTATGGTCCGCGAGTTGCGCCTCTAACGCTTCTTGATTTTCCTGTATGTACTTTAGGGCATCAGGACCAGTTTCAAAGTCATCCTTCATGTGCAGTAAGCCACCGGGTGACTTATAACCAACAAATACCTGTCTTGTTCCTCTGTTTCTATACACTGAGAATTCAGGACGTTTTTTAGTTCTAGCCTTCTTTTCTTTTGGTGCGGCGTAGTTTTCCTTTAAGTACTCAACCGCTTTCTGCGCTGCTTCTTCTTTTGAGGGTGCACTTGTGGCACTTCTCGCACGTCTGTCTTTTGATGATGCAAGATAGTAGACGGGCACATCATATTCACCCGTTTTTTCATTCTTTGTATGTGCGTAATCGAAGCGGAACTTAGATTTACCGATAGCCTGAAATGTAGAAGGCGGTAACTTATGAAGTATGTCCGCCATCTCAAACATTGGTCCTAGCGCTCTGTATTCTCTACCTTTGCCTTTTAAGTCCTCGTAAGATATCTGACCAGACATGACCATCTGAGATACCTCACGCAACAACACAACTTCATTCACCCATCGGTCAATTGCGTAGTTTTTACGTGGCTTAGTTCTAACCTGACCGCGAATCAATGCAACTGTCGCAAGTGCTTTTAAGTCGGCTCCAGATTCCGCTAGCTTTTCATAGTTTGGTGCCGGGAATGATTTCGATAGTGGAGCTGCCTTTATATCAACGTCCACAGCCATTCGGTCAAGCCATTCGTGAGTTTGATCTTTCCGAGCGCCGCCAATTTTCTTACCAAAGTCCGTTATTTCTTTCGGTGTTTTATCTTCCAGTTCTTCAGCGTCTTCCTTCGCGGCTATCTCGCTTTCTGCTGGCGCTTCAACATGGCTATCGACCGCATCACGCATTTTTTGCTTTGTATACGGTCCCTTATAACCAATAGCCTTGGATTTCTCTTTTAGCTGCTTCCAGCTTGCCTCTGGCACTGGCTTAGTTTTATCACCGTCTTTTACCCACGACTTAAAATCCTGCATAGACATCGGAACAATGGACTCTAAGCCCGGCCAGTTGTCATCGTAGTTTGAAAGGTAACCGATTTCCGCTTCACTCTTGCTGCGGAAGCCCATCATTATCTTATGTTCATCGAATTTACCGTCAAAAGCCTGGTTAACAACGAATACCTTCTGACTTGATGGATTGTCGCCAATAAACACATCGAGATCATCCCCGTCTGCGCCTTTAGTGCCTTTAATATCGCCGTAATGGTGTTTCATGGTCACTGACCACTTCTTACCTTCACTGGTACCGGAGCGTTCTGAACCTTTCGGATTCTCAATAGCAATGTCAAAGCCGTGTAACTTGATACGACCTTTTTTGTAATTGTCAGCCTCTATCTGTGCCTCTGTCGGATCTGTGTTGGTTTCTGCTGCTGCCGTTTCAATATCTGCGGCGGTTGGCTCTACAGTTGACACAGGTGAGGTACGGTCGATGTCTGCGCGAATGTCCGCAACGGCGTCATTAGGGTTTACATCGTTTTGAACCGTAGGTGTTTCTGGTTTATCCGCTTTTTCTTTGAGTGCATTGCGATCAATGTCCGCACGTAAATCTGCAACCGCATCTTGTGGTTTTAACTTTTGCCCTTCTGGCTTTTCAGCTTTAGGCTGCTCTGCCGGTTTCTGGTTCCGCTTAACTTCCTCTCGGATATCAGCAACAGCATTCTGTGGCCTGCCGGTCAGTGCATTGGCTCTGTGCTCAATAGCTGATGCGATAGTATTGGCGCTGGCTGTCTCTGGTAGGCCGTCAACGACGCTATTCCATGCCTCGGGCGGCAACTTAGCCTTAACCATATCCCGGTACGCTTTCGCAATTCTGCGCTGCTCTTTGGTAGCCATTTGTGAATCAGGACTGATAACGTCTTGCTGCCTGATTGGTGCAAGTGTTGCCGGTTGCTCTTTACCTTCCACCAGTACTGCCGGTACCGAGTTTTGGAGCCCGGTTTGTAACGATTGGAAGTCATCGAGCCATTTACGCTCTTGCTGGAATTGCTGCTCTGTGTCTTCGACTGCCTCTTTTTGTTGCTCAAGTTGTTCTTTCTGGTGAGTTAGTCGAGCAACATGCTGCTTACCAATAATTTTATCTACTGGTTTGGTTGCGGCCTTGAGCTTTTCCTGCACATCACTCAATTGCAGATCAAGTTTATGCTCTATCCTGGCTATGTCGTTTTTGACCACATCAGGACCAACCGACTCGACGCGCTTTGGCGACACCTCTAAGCGGCCAGCCTGCCCGTAATCAACTACCTGACCTTCGAGAGCATCACGCTCAATTGTTGGGTTGTCGCGGCCTATTTCAGCATCTCGGTCAAGCAATTCACCTTCCAGTGTTTCTACCTGCATTTCTCTGCTGGCAGTTTCACCGTCGATAGCATCACGTCCAATACCCGTTTTATCACTGCCTATAGGCGTATCTTTATCGAGTAATTCACCCTCAATGGCTGATTCACCCTGCAGTTCACCTGTGTTAATTTCTGCCGCATCATTTGTGGTCGAATTTATTAACTCGTCGCGGGTAATGCCCTGGTCTTCCGGGTAATCAATGACACCATCCGAGCGCTGACCGGCCGGCACCATAGCATTGAATAGTTCTTCTACTTCTGGATCTGCTGTTGGGTCGGCTGGTGGTGGTTCTACTGCAGGCTCACTGGCTGGATTTAAGGCGTCATAACCGTTCTGGAGTATGTCAGCATCGGTACCATAGTTGCCAGTCGCACCGGGACCATCACCGAGCCCTTCTGCAGCTCGCATCAGATCGTCAACATTGTTATCAGGGCTGTCTGGTTGTGGTTGCTCTGGTTGCACCCCTCTTTCAGCAAGTGCCGCCCTGGTCTGACCAATAGAACTGGCACCACCACCCATAGCACCACCACCGAGCATGCCAGCCAAACCGGCAGTCTTCCAGTCACCAATAATATTCTTTAGTTGGTTGATATCGTCAGTGCTCCAATTGTCGATATCAGATCGCACCATTTCAACGGCGGTTTGTTCAACTGCAGATTGGAGTATTTCGGTGCCGCCCTCTTTGAGTGACGTTGTTGCGGTTTCTTTTAATACGTTTTTGACGCGATTCTTTAGCCCGGACCCTATCCCTGTACCCTTCAGCTTGTCGAGTGCACTAAACACCGGCAGCGTATCAATCACACCGGATATCGTACCGGCAGCGAGCGCTTTACCGGCGTGAATCTCTCCGGTTTCATCATGCATCTGACCACCGACGCCACCAGTCATCATGCCGACATTAGTACCGGCTGCAACACCCTTAGCGCCATATTTTGCTATTGCAGTTTTTGCAAAGTCCTCGGCTGCTTCCTTGCCGCCCATACCGTTGGCCATACGCTTCTGAATGCCCTTTTTAGCTGCTGCTTTTACCGCTACAGTCCCAGCACCACCACCGGCTGCCATGGTCGCTATCTGGGGGATCATTTCACCGATCTTACCTACACCGAAATCTACAAACGAACCGATACCGTCTATTTCATCAGCAGTATTGACGTCTGCGACATTATCCCGCATGTCATCGGCTTGATCGTGATAGCCACGCATACCAGAGCGTTCAAGGTACTCATCACCGATAGCAGCACCAGCCGTTGCAGCCAGACCAGCACCCATCTGTTGAACCTGATCAACACCACGAGCGATACCTTTGCGTAACTCGCCTTTTGGTTTTTTAAGATCGACGCCTACGAGATCGGAGTAATCACCTTCTAGTTTTATATCCATTAGTTCTCTTTTTTGAACATCTCTTTAAGTCGTTGGATAGGTGTTTTTTTGAAAGCCTCGCCTAGACGCTCATCTGTGCGCTTTCTTCCTTCTTCCATGGCTGCATCAATTTTGCTCTGATACTCTTTTTTGTCCTTTACGGATTCGGCCTTGCGTTTTATTTTATCCAGTGCGTTTTGAACATTGCCGTCTGCTCGCTTAAATTCTTTGCGAAGTGTTTTGTCAATATAACTTTCAATCTCTTTGAGTTCTGGATTGTTTTCCAGTAGATCGGCTTTAAGTTTCGGGATTCCCTCTCGGTTCTTTTTCTGCTGAACAAGCATCTCTGCAGCCTGTGGCACTTCAACCTCAAGTTTTTGCGCCAGTTCTTTTGCTTGGCTAACTGCAGCCTTTGATACAATCCCTGCCTCTATAAGTACGTTATGAGCCATCGCACTATCAGGGTCATCTTTGAAGCTCTCAGCAAGTATATCAGCGTTTTTCTGCATAAGCGGAGTAGCGTCACCGCCGACAGTAGCTGTACCAGCAGTAGAATCAAGAACAACCTCGCCAATATTCGGATCATACAATCGGTCTCCAACTTTGATTAAGTCCTTTTCCTCTTTTGGTGGTGGATTAAGTCCATAGGTGTCCTTTATTTTCTGCATATTTTTAGCCATAGCAGCATTAGACATTAGCTTTTCAAGTATCTCTGGAGCTGTGAACGCTTCGCCTATATCCTCCGGGTTGCTGCTTTGTCCGTATGTTTGAAACCCGGTAGAACCGTCTTCCATTTTGAACTTTGGAATGTAGCCTTTTGGTGTTTTAATCATCGCTACAATCTCACTCTTTCTGCCATCAACTGCAGACGTGGTCTTGTGCTGTAGGTTCAGTGCTTTAAGCAATTTCGGGTCATCGAGTTTGGTTTTACCGCTAGCAAGGGAATTTGCTGCAACTTCCATTATCTCAATGGTTTGGTTCAAGTCCTCATCTTCAAAGCCAGATAGCTTTACGAGCTTTTCGTAAGATGCTGATGCACCTTTAATGTCACCGGCTTTTATAGAAGCCTCAACCCTTCGCATTTCATCAGCAACGTTCTGGATGTTCTCGGCTCGTTTCTGCTGGTTCATTTCAAAATCTTTTTTGATGCCGTTTTTCTTGGCATTTGAAATGTTGTGATTCTGCAGTTCTATGTTTAACTTTTGCTGCTTCTTACGGTACCAGTCTTGGTTTTTGTACTCAGTACGCTCGTACTGTTTGAATGCATGATCATCTGCGTCACGTTCGCGTTGTGTAGCACGATCTTGAACACCTTCCTTATACATCTCATCTTCACGCCCTTGCAAAACACCTTGACGCGCATGTGCTTCTGCAGAGCGTTGACGGTTGGTTTCGTCATCAATCAACTGTTGTTCATAAGCCGCATCATTGCGACCCTCTAACACATCCTGACGTGCAAGGTTACGGCTCCTGTCTTCTTGGCGCTGCTGAAACAACAGTTTTTGCTGATCGCGCTGCTCTGCTTCGGCACCAATGGCTTTAGCGTTTCGGTAATCCCTGAGTGCAGAGCTGATTAAACCTTGGCCCTGCAGGTGTGAAGTGTCATATACACGCATGATTATTTACCCGAATAGTAAGCCTAAAGCACCACCAGCCAGCGCACCCCATGGGCCACCTACCTGAGCGCCCATCGTTGCGCCAGATACAGCACCGCTTACTTTGTTTTTCGCCTTGGTGTGTTTAATGTTGGCGTTCTGTGCGTTTCTTGCAGACTCAAGCGATGCCAGATGGTTGTAACCACGTCGGCCCGCATCGTTTTTCTGTCTATATGCTGCTGCTAAACTCATAGTAAATCCGTCCTTAAACGATCAAAGTAACGACTGGCACCATCAACATTTTGTGCCTTAGATAACTGCTGATGATTTTGCAATCGGCGGTTATCGTTAGCGTCGATCCCATCTCTACCTTGCATCCGGTTTCGCTCTTGCATTCTCGAACGTGCACGACCGAATGCCGAGTCAGTTTGTTGTGAAACAGACTGCAATAGGTTAGAGCGGTTTTGCTCTGCCTGCGGCCCTATAAGATGCTCCGCGTAGAGTTCTTCTAGCGGTCTTTGTTCAGTGTTGTAGCGGTCGAGTTGATCGCGTGTAATACCTGCAAATATTTCATCTGCAGTATTTTCCTGGCTACTGGAAGAACCACCACCGAGAAGACTTGTTAATAATCCAAGAGGCATTATCCGACTCCTATGCCGTTAGGCTGTGTGTACGGTTGCTGTTGTCTTGCACGACCTAACAAACCACCCTGACTCGCTGCCACTCCTGCACCTGCAACACTGCCGAGTAAACCGAGTGTATTTGATTGCGTGGCAAACTGGTTGGCTGCATTAAAGTTAGCCTGCTGTGACTGGTTGTTTGCTAATTGACTCATATCATTAGCGCTCTGCATCTGTGCGCCATGCGCAAGCCCTGCAGCATTAGCCATAGCACCATAAGCATTCGACACATCACCTTCTGCGGTCTGCCTGACAGCTTGTGATTCATCTTTGGCTTGTGCGATATCACCAACATCATCAGATCCTGTCTGCATGTTCGGGTTAACAGGACCACGATTTGATTCATAGGCTTTTGAAATGGCCGCGACTGGTGCACCTGAGTTCACCGTGTTCATACGAACCTGACCGTTTGCGTCTAAGTGAGAACGACGCCTGGTAGGATCTGCATCATAACTGCCGGTCTCTGTATTCCATTGCATGCCGAGGGTTTCAGCAACCCGTTCACGCTCAAGAGGAATGCCTGTCTCCTTGTACCCCTGAATCATGCCTTGCATCAACTCAGCTTCTGCAAGTTCAGCTTGTGACACTTCCGCTTCTGGCGTACCAAATAGATTGCTAAAAAATCCCATCATCTGCGCTCCAATGTTCTTACACGTTGAGACAAGGCATTTAATTCCTTTCTCAATCTCTCGTTTTCTTCGTTCAGTTCCTTAATAACTGCTTGCATTTCTGGTGGTAAATTAGGAGGAATTCGGACAGTCATTAGTACAAGTCCTCTGCACGGTGTGCGATTCTAAACGACTGAATTATCGCTGATGACTCAATTCTAAACGTGGCTTTTCTATCTCTAAACGTCGAATCAATGGCGAATATCCCATCGTCTGTAATATCAATCCAATCACCACTATTTACTCTAAATCTGCAGTTGTTGTAGTCTTCTGCGCAAACCCTCAAGTATACGAGTGGTTCGTGCTCTTTAATTTCAAACTCACGCTCCCAATAGCCAGTAAGTCGAGATCCAGCATTAAACTGGTGCCTTGTAAGCGTTCCACTGATTTCTGTGAATACCTCAAGTGACTCGTTCCCTGTTGACGAATCCGGGTTTTTAACAAGGTATATGTCATCTGCCTGTATATCCGGCAACTCCATTAACTCGCTATAGCGCACGTTGTATGCGTAGCCTTTCCACAATCCACCTTGGCGGAAATAAAAGATATACCGGCCCTGATAAGAGCTTGCCTTAATAGACGTCAACTCTAACTGCTGCCACTCTCTGGTATTGATAACCTCACTGCCACCATCATGACGGTTGTCCATGGTGAGTACAGTTCCAGAGTAGTTCTGTATTGCACAAATACCGCTGTAGCTGACATAAAGAATGGCAAAGCCCATATCAACCACTGATTCAGGCGCTATACACGGCTCTGCAAAAGGAATCTGTTGCTCATAAGGTGTTTCGTAACCTGTAATTACACTCGGTCTGCCATCGGTCAAAACAAGCACTTCTTCACCAGATCGGATAATCCGAACAATACGTCGGTCGATAGGTATCTCAATCGGCCATGATATCGGATTTCCCTGGTCACTCATGTGCACCGTTCGGTTGTTCCAACTAACACCAGCAAGCCGTCCGTTAGATGCATTAATCATGTTTTTAACATTGGCTGGACCGTCTGCATCGAGAGTCAATAACTCACCCTCTGCATCTGCAGGATCTAATGTAAAAAACGCGGTACCGAGTATGTTTTCACCGTCCAGATTGGTACCGACAATGTTCCCACCCTGGGCAGGAAAAGCTAGATTTATCGGTTCTTCATGAATCAGTCGGGCCTGACCTTCTATTTCCATATAAATGCGAATCGATTTAATGTTTGTCATCTTGTCGCTGACATTGACAAACGCTCTGATGCTATCCGTGTAGTCAAAGCTGAACACTCGCGTTGCAAGGGTTGGCGATGTCTCAAAGCCGTCACGAGTTAATATGGTTGCCAGTAAGACGGTGTTGTCTATTCTTTCGCCTTGTGGTGGTACCTCTACCGCAACACCCGCCTCGGGCCTAAATGCCAACCCAATAACTCGCGGTGAAATGTACTGAGATAGCAAATTACCGCCATACGTATCAGCGTCGGTGTATTGCCCCTGTAGAGACACAGCCAGTGCGGTACCCAGATCAGGGTCTATCGGATTACCCATGGATGCATTAGCAAACACCAGCTCTCGATCATCGGCAGTGTAGTAAGACTCAGCAACGCTGTAGCTATCGACGTGCATGTAGTCATAGCTGCCATCGTTGCGCCTGATCACCTGGATGGTGTCAAACGGGAATCTCGGTGTTTCTGGCTGATAGTCCAGTCGTAGCAGATCCTGCAGCGGTCGAAACTCTCCAGATGTCAGCCACAAATTACCGGCTTTACTGGAGTACTCGCTTCTCTGGTTGTAGGGGTGCAGTCCTGGCCGAAACCCTCTAAATTCTCGAATCTCGATCATGGGGCAATGCACAGCTCCAGATCTACATCCACCTGGACCGAATTACCGATTTCCGGCGCCGGGCTCACTGCAACCGGGATGGATCCCTCGTGAATTTCGGTCTCAATTGCAATGCACTCGGCAAGTATGGTTCTCGGGTATATTCCCGCGCGCGGGCAAATGGTGAGCTCGGCATCAACATCTACCGCGGCTAAACCTCGGCACAGTGGTACCTGGCTACCGGCTGCCCATTGGCTTACAAATTTGTCGTCAAATAGCAGAATATCCCGAGTTACCACCGATGCAGAGCACGTAAGATCAATACAAAGCTCGGCATTTATTACTCCGTAAATCTGAGAGTTTGTACACTCAACTTCAAAATATTTGCAGGCAGCAAGTTTGGTAACACCGAATTCGAGGCCTTCAGAGTGGATAGGGACGTGCTTCGCCTCTTTTTCCCCGGGGCGACAGGCTCTCATGCAATGCTTGTCGTAGTTAATGACCGTTTTGGGGATAGCGACCGACACCGTATTGCCACAGCAGGTATTGCAGCAGCAGCCGTCCTCGTGGCCCTCAGTTCTATATCTTGGGTTTACCATCGGTGCAGCCTCCCGTGACGTCTGGATTGTCCGTTACGCGCTGCTGACATTCGATCACCGTGTGGGCGGCGGCTTGATATATTGGCCGAGTAAAACAGCTTTGCTGCTTCCATAGCCTTGTGTGCCTTTAAGCTGTACGTTTCTTTAACCCGGTTCGGTGAATATCCTTCAGATGGTGTGGTCCATGGCTTCTGCGGTAACTCCATGGCCTTTTCGACTGCCATGCCAATTATGCCGTCGCGGTAGTCTTCCATCAGTGTTTCAGGAACACAGTCGATAGCGTTAAAATCTTTCGGCCAGAAAATGATGACCAGCTCAACCGTGCAATGCTCTACCGGTTCTGAAAACAAGATTTTGTTGGAGTGCGGCTGATAGAACGCTAATGGTCGGTCGCAGTTACTGCGCCAGTAGCCAATACTTCCCCGGTAGTTACTGGTTGATCCGTACGAGCCGATTTGCCGGTTTTCATACCCACCGTAGCCATTGTTTCTGTCATCGCTTCGGTTCTGGTCCTTGCGCTCGTAGACGTCATACTCATCACAGCCATGCATCTGCAGCTTAATAGGGTCCACAAGCCGCGCGCGCAGTCCGTCCGGTATCTCTAAATCAATGTGCTGATCACCACACGACAGCTCAACCGTAGCCTGGTAGCGCCACCGGGTGGTTTCTTGAAAAAACTCACGTGCAGCATCACCGAGCAGGCTTTCAGACAACGGGCCCATATCTTGAATGATATTGTTAAGCCTGGATTCCAGATTTCTCTTATCAGATCCGGCAGGCAATTTAACCGAGCAGCTACCCATTGCTGATCACTCCGCTGTAGATTCGTAAATGATCCAGTGCCCGGCTGCGGTGAATCTCAGCATTGTGGTTATTGCCATAGGCCTTTTCATACGCATACGACAGCGCGTAGTGCCTGACTATCGGTAGCAAGTGCTCGGGTGTGCTGTCAGACTGCGCCGTAACTGCAGTAAAGTTAACTTCAACGCCTGCTGGTGGTGCCTGAACTATCCATAGTGCAGTTGGCGACTCTGGATCGAGCACGTAGCCAGTTGGGTTTTCACCTTCAATATAATCACAGCCACGCCAACCGCTATTAAGCTGATTTGCATTTTCAACTGTGTATTTTGTAAGTCCGCAACCATCGTAATTGTCCACCCGGATCACACGGAGAATGTCATCAGTGATAGGTATGCGACTGGTGCCGTCTGTAGTGGCTGTCAGTGACTCTTGCGAACCATCACCAGTAAAGGTGAATACAGTGGCTTTTGCCAGCCGTATCGCGTGGTCAATGGTTTGAGTAATGAAGTGACGGCCGGGGTCTGATCGCTCGTTAAGCGTATCTAACATCATGGCTCTGAGTGTGGCGTCGTCCACGGTCACCTCACCTTAAATAAATAAAGCAAGGGGCAACCTGCCCCCTGCCATGTTGGAACCTGCCGGTTTAACCGGTAGCGTGGTTCCTGTATTGAGCAACAAGCAATATTTCATCATCTTCAGCCGGAGCTGATGCACAACTGATGGTCATATCGAAGTTAAACGCTCGCCAGTCTTTCTGACCGTTGTACTCGTAGTCTTTCATTGATACCGGGAAAGTAATCGCTTCTGCACCTACTGCAGTCGGTGTGACTCCGGCAGAGAAGTATTCCAATTCTTCGAACAATGTTTCATCGACATGCGGCACCCTTAATCTCTCATGCTGAACGATGTCATGAGGGTGTGCGCCATCGAGTTTCCAGCCGATCTTTACCGCACCACCAGCCCAGCTTGCACCGGGTGGTATAAATGCCTTGATGCTGTAAAAAACCATGTTCGGGTGAAACCTTCGCACCCTGACTGGCTCATCGGCCGGTACCAAGCTGTCAGGCGTCGGATACTGTGGACGCACTATGAACGGAATTTCCTCCGCTGATAGGTTGGATATCGTTGACTGACTAAGGCGCTTATTACCTGAATACATTAAATCCATGTTTTGTCTCCTGAGACTTTATGCCGTTTACTTATGGCTTATGGACGTGAAGGAACAGCGCCGAAAACCGTGATACAGCCATGGTCGTAAAGAATGCCGTCACGATTTCTCACAACGATTTTCTTCATGCCAGACATACGACCGATACAAATACCGCGCTTAAAATTGTAGTCGTAGTATTCGGTTTCCATGGTCCACGAGTAGCCGCTTACTGTTCGACCGAATGCATGGGCCAGCATCTGACCACCGATCAAAATACCTCGATCAATGTCGAATGCCGAAGGTACCTTAGCAACACGCTGGGTGCCATTTCTATCGTCATCTCTGACAGTGACACGGCCACCAGCTTTATGACGTACCGGAATCGGTGTCTTACATACCAGTATGTCGTCAACCATGATCATATCACCCTGAAATAGTGGGTGATCCCAACCGCCGCAACGCTTCAGTGCATTAGCTGCAAGCTGCTCATACTGGTCATAGCCAGGCTGAGTGCGCATGGTTTCCCACATCCGAGGAGTAACAACCAGCATGTACATCGGTGTGGTTTTCTTATAACCACTCGGTGTCATGTACTCTAACCGTGCCTTCGCAGGAGGGTTAGGCATTTCTTCGATCAACTGCTTCAAGCGTCGAACCGATGCAATGCCGAATGCAGAGTTGAGTGTCATTGCATTGGCTTGCTTACCTGACGAAAAGCCAAGGGTTGCATCAATACAGTTGACAGTCGCATCCGAACCACAGAAGAACGAGCGGTTATCGGTAGGTGGTGATAGTGGGTTGACCATCATCTGGTCGAATGAACTGCCATCGCCGTCACTGTAGCCTTCAAGCGGAAGAATGATATCTTCTGCCATATAGTCACCACGTGCACCCATCGAATGAAACAGGGCCAGTTCGGTGTCAAGGCGTTCGGACCACTCGCGGATACTACGCTTGGCGCGCTTTACCAGATCCCATGGCCTGCGCTGCTGGTCGAGCTTGGAGCCGACTTTGAGCGGGTAACGTGCTACGTCCAGACCAACGGTGTATTGGCTTTCAGTAAGCTCGTCTTCTTTGCCACGTGCATCCTGGTTGCCCATGATCGGGAAGCCATTCAATCTGTGGTCGATATCAACCTGAACCTCGTCACCATGCATAGTGGTCAAGTCAGTAACTCGCACACAGGGCGATTCAGGATCGGATTGTTCTTTTACTTTTTTGTTGCCGTTCAGCGTTTTTTCGATGCCGCTGGACATCATACGTGCAAAGTTGAAACGACCTTTTTCTAGTCGGGACGTTTCCATCATGAGGACTTTCGACTGTACTGCCGCTCTATCCCCTCGGGTTGTTTGACTCATTTTGCCATTCTCTTAAATGGCGTGTTACAACAATGATGCTTCCATGGCTCGGTCGAGATCGGCCTGACTTGGATTGTCATTGTTTAAAACACGCTGAATTAGATCGGCATCGTTCCTGTCGTCAACTGCTGTTCCGCCTGTCATATCTCCAATAGATACGGATCTTTCGCGGGGCTTTTCAGTTGTTGTCGGCTTCAGTCCCAATGCCTCAGAGACTTGACGTTCGATATACTTATTGCGATCTACAGCAGAGTCGGGATGCAAAATAAGAGCGGCTTTTTCAAGCTCGGCAGCAAGTTCAATTCGTTTATCCATTTCTGGATCACCGGCTTTCATACCCTCGTACCACTTTCGCAGTTCGGGAGTTTCAGAAAGCGATTCGAGCAATTCTTTTTCTTCGGCTGACTGAGTCAGCTTAGAATCAATCCGGTCAATCTTGGCTTGCTGATCAACGGTAATTTTAGCCAGTGCTACAGCGTTATTACGCTCAGTAACGATCTTGGCTGCCAATGCCTCGCCGTACTCATCCTGAAGATCAGTAATCTCATCTTCTGAATATGGCTCAATACCAATGGCTTCGACTTTCTCTTGCTTATCGGCTTCTGCTAACTTAGCGTTTGCAGCATCCAACTGGGCTTGAGTGTCGGTATATTTCCGCTTGTACTCGTCTTTCGCCTTACGTTCATCGGTAAGGTGTTGGACGGGTACTTGATGCTCTACTTTTTTGTCAGGCTCTGTGGTTACTGCCTCAGTTTGAACCTGTTCCTCTGGAACTTGCGGCTCATCTTGTTGAGTGTCAGTTTCTACATTACCGTCATTGCCTTCACCTTTTGGTACCTGGGCAACATCTTCATTGTCGATTTGGTCCAACTCTGCTTCCAGAGCATCAATGGCCTCGTCAACGTCTACTGTTTTATCAGTCAATGTTCAATCTCTATCAAGTGCCTGTGTTATCGGTTTCAGGCAAAACGAGATTCGATTGTTAAAAAGATAAAATCAGCAGTAAAGGGGGTTTCTATCAGACTGACTTATATACAGTTAGCCTGACATTTCGTCTTGTTTAGATTTGATCGCTTTCACACAATCATCAAGCTCTGATCTTTTCCACCACCACCGGCCGTTGTATTTCCCCACTGGTGCACAAAACTTCGAACCGTATATAGTGCCCCTCTCAATGGCCGCCCAAACGGTGCGGCTAGACACATTGAGCCTGGTAGTGACTTCTTCAATGTGGATATGGTCCTCGTAGAACTTTTTAATATCATCAATGAATTTCTGAGCATCTTCCCGGCTGTACATTGTATCTCTGCCACGGCATGGCTTTACAGTCGGCTCCGGTATTTCAAACCCGCACCACGACTGCTTATTGCACACCAGATAAGCAAACATCTGCCGGGTAACACCGATTTCAGTGTAAATATCTTTCGACGTATAGAGTTCTTTACGCGGCAATTGAGTTCTCCATTTCAGCAAGCATGTCGAGTTTTTCCTGTCTCTCGGCTGCTCTGGCTTTCTCCTTCTCCGCTGCCAGCTTCACCTTTTCAGATTCAAGTTTTATCTGCTCAATCTCAGCTTTAATGGCTTCACTTTGTGGTCCGGTCTCAGTCTGAGCATCAACCATCGTTTTCTGAGCTGCAGCCTGGGCCTGTTGTGCATGGCCCTCTGCTTGCGCTGCCTGAGCATTCTTCAGTCTGATGTCGGCCTCAACAGTGGCTTGCTCCATCTGCTGCTGTGCCTGCTGTGCCTGTTTCTGTGCTTCAACCATCTGCTGTACTTCTTCAGGTGTTTGCGGTGTCTGCTCGATCATGTTGAGTTTTTCGAGTTCTTCCTTGGCGCCCGGTATATCGCAGTTTTCAAGGTACAGTTTTATAAATATTCTAAGTTCCGCTTCGGCCTGTGGTGGCAACTGCCCCATCATGGTCTCGATACGATTCTGAGTCTGTGCGCGATAGCCTGCCGACGTTGAGATATCTGCAATCGTGATATGCATCTGAGCTTTCGTCAGGTTGTTACTGATAACGCCGTCTGCAGTCATGTGGTTGAGCTTGATCTGTCGAGACCTGCCACCGAGCCCGGACCTGATATCAACATTTAGCTGGTGACTGCCCACATCGTTAATTTCCAGCTCGTGCAATACTTCAGCGACAATGTATTCAGTTTTGGTTTTATTGCCGAGTAGCACTGCCATGTTGGTGCTGCCGAGTTCGGCCAGGTTTTCAATAGCACGGCCTGATTGCTGCCCCTCAGTTTGACCACTAAAAGAATGATAGATACCAGACACATCGCGTATTTCCTGCCGGGCATCCATCTTGATCGACTGCAGGTTCTGTAGGTTCTCCCACTCACGGATAATCATCACATCGCGTTTGATATCTGCAGTTTTATTAAGAGATATTATCCCGTCGCGGCGTAGTGCCTGTATGCGTACTTCTTCCGCTGGATCACCCAACTGCAGCATAGATTGGTGCAGTGAACTCGGCTTAATAATAATCTTACAGGTGTCGAGAATGTGTAATTGCTCGTTAGTCACCTTGTTGTAAGTGTAAATCGGATCAATCATATCGTGTACGGGACCGTGGAATACGTTGGTACCGCTCTTACGATAACCACACATCGGTATAAACGCCGGGTGTGCTGACTCATAGTCCGCGTAGTGGATCTTGATATGACCGAGAAACAACGACTTTTTAATCACGGATACTGGCGCATCGTACATATCAACAATACGCTCTTGATCAACATGGCTTCCCGCCTCGACCACCGAACCATCGTCAAGTTCATACAATTCCCGCATTTCAGGTGTGCGTTCATAGACTTCACGAACCGATAGCATTTTGCGGTCATCGTTGTAGAAATTGTGGTGCATCTCATAAAGGCTCTCACCCAGCTCATCGAACGACGAGGCTCCGGCCATAGAGTTGTAGCCACCCTCCAACCGCTCAATCAGCTTTTTATGTTTTGGCAAATAAACCTTCAGGTGCTCTGCTGTATAGAACTGCTCTCGACTTACCCACCGGCAGTTTTCAAAGCCACCTTTCATTGAATAAGTGTCCCACTTCATTTCCTGCCATGGCACATGCTCAACTACATACTTATGGCCAAGCCGGTTGCCGTTGCGTCTGACATTCACCCAGCCAATACCTGCTACCAGTTGATCAAGGTGTGCTGTAAGCGCTGCATCAGTGGCTTTAGTCATGCGCCAGTTACGATGTAACAGTGCATTGGCTGCCTCTGCTATATCGCGGCTTTCCTCGTTATCAGGGCGTACCAGTTTGTCAGTGCGGAGTTTCTGCGAGTGACCCGCAACTGTCATTATGGTGGCTTTGCAGACATTGATTTTCTGAGTAGGCTTGCCGAGATTTTCATTGAATTCAATGGAATCAGGGCTCGCAACTTCACCGTCGAACACGTCATAGGCTTCAATTGCTGCCGCTCGCCACTCGTCATACATAGGCTGATCACGCATCAATTCATCTATCTTAATGCCTTCCTGTATGCCTAAGTGGTATTCAGATTTTGTAGTCGTTGTCTGCATTGCCTTTTCCCTTCAAACAAAAAGACTTTTAGTAATTATCTTTAAGGATTCTTCGGTTTGACTCGTGGTCCCAAACAAGCTGGACACCAGTTACCAGTGTTTGCTTTCCGTCCATAGTGAATATGCCGGTAGTCACATTGCTTGGACCGTTGTTTCCGAACGCCATGTATGTCGCCACACCGTCGTAACCATCAACGTCAACCGTATACAAAGTGCACGGTTTGAGTGTTTGTCTGGAAAGCACTGATTCTGGAAGTGTGATTGGCTCCTTAGACATCTCAGGTATTTTTATGCTTTGAAGCTCGTCCAGTTGTTCGCGAATAGAGTCACGCTCTTGCTTCAACGTGTCATAAGCGTTGGCCTTGCTCTCTGATGATTCAAGGCGAGCTTTAAGCGACTGCATTTCCTGCATAGTGCTTTGCTGACCGCCTTTTGCAATTTCTTCGTCCTTTTCGCTAACTGCTTTACTGAGTTGCGTTACCTGGGTGGCTAGTGACTTGTTGTCTTCCTGGAGTTTTTGAATCTTCTCTGCCGACTCTGCTTCTGCCTGCTCCTTAGCAGATTTAGCCTGTGCGTCTGCTGCTTCCTGCATCTGCTTTTCTGCATTTTCTTTCGCCTGTAGTGCTTCCATTGCTTCGTCTTCGGCTTTTTTCTGTGCCTTTACCGCTTTCGCTGCTGCATCTTCCGCTGCCGCCTTAGCTTTGTTGGCTTCTTCAAGTTCTTTCTTAGGGTCACTCATATTGCTGCTCTCGCTTGTTTAGATGGATTCCAATTACTGGTAACTGTCACATCAGCACGTGACTTAACGTAGGCTGTTGCCTGTGCGCTATAGCCGAATGCATCTGATAAGTTGGATGCCCAGTTGTGTTCCGGTTCAGGCATAAACATGCCCTTACTTTCATCGTACTCATGACGATACTGTTGCAGGCTTGTGAGTAGTCCGGGCTTTGTGTACTTGATTGCACCCCGGTAGTCGTCACGATCACCTGTGTTGTCCACATCAAAATATGATATGTCCATGTGAATGCGCCCCGCTTCATAGCGGTCTATTGCGCTTGTCTTGTTTAGAACAGACTTGAGTTCGCCATCACCCTTGCCGCTGTCCTCCATCTCAAAATCTATTCCCCACCCGGCACACATCTCTGCACGTGTTTTACCGCCAGCGGTTAGTTCACGAACACCAATGTCATGCGGTGCGAAGTGACTGCCATAGATATATTCCTTCTTTAACACCTGCCTGCAAGTGTCTTTAAGGTCTGAGAATTCTTCATAGAAGTAATCAATGTATCGGTAATAGAGTCCGTCAAACTGAAAGAACACTATCGACATTGCATTACCTTTCGATCTGCCCAAATCCCAAGCTGTGTGCACTAAATACTGTGGATCGTATGGAACCTTGGTCAGTCGCTGCTCTTTACGCATAGACGTTATTTGCTTTGCGTAGATAGCACCTTTGATGATTGCTTTAAATGCTTCCTCTGGGCTCGACGGATGCTCTTTAAACATCGCCTCGCCTTGCTCCTCAGCTTTTTTGTAGTACCAGAACTTTTGCGGAGTCGTTAACTTGATTTTGTTGACGTCTTCAAGCTCTTTGAAGTAATCCACCATGTCTGCAGAGAATTGATACTCTTTGCTTGGTGGTGGCTCTGAGTTTCGCTTATCCTGAAACCAACTGAAAAAGAAGAATTTACGATCAAACCGCGATAACGGATCGCCACGGAATTGCATCTCTTGTGCAATCTTGCAGGAGTTGTAGAAGTCACCTACCGGACCCTCTGCAGTTGACTCAATGAACAGCTTTGAACCGTCGTGAAGCGAATTAAGAGAGCCTGCTTTAACTTCCTCGGCTTTTTGTGGTTGATAAGTGCAAAGGTGGCCGTATTCAGATATATGTAGATTCTTGAGCGTTCCCGACCGTGCAGAGGTAGTCACAAAAATGTTGCTTAAAAGATCCTCACCTTGGGACGCGCCGTTATTCAGCGATAGCGTCATTGCATCAGACTTAACCACCTTGGCCTGGTCGAGCATGAACGTGGGCAGGTTGTTAAATGCCAGTTTGATCTTCGAGTTAAAGAACTTACCGGCATCCTCCCGCTTGTGCGCTATAACCGCCGAATCCTGCACCATGGCGAACAGTGTGTCGTCAAGAATCCAGATTTGTATAAGTGTCGTTAGTCCGTGTTGCCTCGATTTTAAGTAGATGTTCTGACTGTGCATGTTCGCAAGAACGATCTCTTGAACATGGTTTGGCTTGAAAGGCACCAGCCGTTGCTGCGCGTCAATTATTTTGTACATGCCACTGCGCAACCTGAAATTACGGTCTTTCAGGTGTGATTGAATTATTGCAATGTTTTCTGCGGTGAGTTGCATGTAGTCAGACTGACAATAAGCTGATAAGATACCTTTCGAGAATACCATAACGGCTTATTGCCGTTTTCTTACTACTAGGAGAAAAACCTTGACTGGCGACACTAATGGCGGCACTGAGAACGGCGAAGAGACTGAAAAAAAGACCGTTAATAGAAGATCTATTGTCGATGCAGAGAAAGTAATCCGTGGCGAGCTTGAAAATATAGATCGCCAGATAAGCGGCTTGGAGTGGCAGAGAAAAGGTCTGCAGACCGCCCTTAAAGCTGTGGAGCTAAAGGATGACTGAGTCCATCAAGGTTGACGGTAGAGCCCTACGCGCTGCTCAGAAATGCCAAGCGACAGACGATATTCGATGGTTCCTGAATGGAATATGCCTGCAGACAGATGGTCGCATAGAAGCCACAAACGGACATGTTGCGATCCAAATGAAAGATCAGTTTGAACTGACTGAACAGAAGTTGATCAAGTTTTATGAACAGTTTCCTGAAAATATACGGGACGTTGAACTTCAGTTTTTGACTGATGGGTATGGCGTTGCTATCTGCGAAGTTGAGCACCTTGAGATTGATGAAGAAGCTGAAGAAAACTATGTCGACTGGACTGAACGCAGGGCTGTTGCGTTTGAAATGGTTACTCCTGAAGCTGAGGGCAAATTTCCTAACATCTCTAACATAATTCCATCAGGCGAGAGCTTGCCAATAAAGAAGTTTTCCTTCCATTCAAATTATTTAGCGATCATCAAAGATGTTTTTGGTGCTGTTGGCGTTGATATGGAGCTTCATAGAGTAACTGAAGAAGGACCAATGCTCGTTAGTCCATCGAATCATTCAAATTATATTACTGGTGATGTCGTTGGTAAGGCGTCGTTGGTGATAATGCCGATGCGAATGTATGAGCCAAATGAGGCTATAAATCCATGATTAGCATCGAACAGCTTTTCGCAGACCAGAAAGCATGGTCGTCTGAAACCTTCGGCGACCACATGGACCCTACCGGCGTTATTGATCACATCCGTAAGGAACTGGACGAAATTAAGGCAAAGCCTGATGATCCGGAAGAATGGGCTGATATGGCAATACTCGCGCTTGATGGTGCGTGGCGTAGCGGGTTGTCTATGGTTGACAGGATGGCAAAAGCCTATAACGGGGTTTTGAATTCAGAGTTGAGCGCTATTGCAGATATGGATAGCGACTCCACCGGGATAGTCGAAAGCCTGATAGTGATAATCGAAAAAGCAATCGAAGGTCTACCAAAAGAGTCAAATTGGGGAGTTCTTTTAGGTGAGGCTCTAATCGGTTTACAACTGGCAGACCCTTACAGCAAGCCGCATGTACATATCGCTGCAAAGCAGGCTAAAAACCGCGAACGCAAGTGGCCGGATAAAGCCGATCAAGATCCCACCAAAGCCATTGAACACGTGAGGGATGACGATGAAGGTTGAGAGTGACAACGAATTTAATCCAGTTGAGCTGAAGATTACTCTGGAGTCACAGGAAGAGGTTGATCAATTTCATGCGTTGTTTGATCACGTAGCGATATGCCAAGCCCTATCGAGAATTGATCATGTTGCTATTCGGAATGCTCTATCGGAAAGCGATGACACGCGGGCTTTCGATGCGCTCAATAGAGTGGTGAGGGGATAAAACGATGAGTAAGAATCGACAACCACGTGGCACTCGCGGCATGGTACCCGTTGCCAAGTTGCATGAGCTGGAATTGCAACTGGCTGATGCTGAACATGATCTGCAGCAAGCGTTGAATTTGGCAGGTGTTTTTAAGGATTCACGCGATCAAAACAAAAGAATGCTTAATACTGCAATTGAGCTAAAGAACATGTATGCCGATGCTCTGGATGCTAACCGCTTGCTGCTCGACATGTACCGTGAAGAAATCAGAGAACTTAAACGGGAGCGGCGACTACAACCAGTCAGCATGGTGCTCAGTGACGGTACAAAGGTTCTCTACTCCTACAATGAAGAAGGAGACTATGAATCTGGCAGTCTGAAGCCTGTTAGATACCTGCACAGTGCTATCTATTCAGTGTCGGGATCTGATGTAACCAATCAGAATGACCTTGGCCAGATTGAGAGGCATATGCGTGATGAAATATAAATTTAAGGATGATACTCGGGTTGAGATAGACAATAGATTTCTTGTGATAGTAAATGGAAATATTAGGTATTATTTTCCCAAAAACGAACCAATTGAAATAAAACATCTTGAAGAACGCTTGTTGGGTTATTGTTTGGAAGAAGTGCCAGAAGATGAGTCAGTGGCACAAGAAGGTCAGCCGATTCCATTTCATGAAGCTCTTGCGCACATGCAGGCTGGTGGTTTGTGCCTTAGTCGAGGTGTGCTAATCAGACTTACTGGCGGTAAGCTAGAGTATGGTCAAGCAGATGTTTGGCTTAAACTGGAATACCCTTTAGGAAAACAATACACCATATCTCACCTTTTGAAAATGGAATGGCGCAAGGCACCCGACAAACCCGATCCCGTCAAAATCTCGTTCGGTGAAGCCATTGTTTCTATGGAAGCCGGGAACGAATGCATTGCAGGTAAAACTCGGTACAAAATCCGGGATGGGAAGCTGCTGGCTTATATCGAAAAAGTGTCTGGTGATGCGTGGGTGCACAGTGATATGACTCTCAATAGCCTGGCTATGCGTGAATGGTTTGAGTCGGCGTGAAAGACGGTATCGAATGCCCTATTTGCAAAGGTCAGTCAACCAAGGTGTTGGACGGTAGACCTGCTGTACGTGAGGACCACTATGTGTATAGACGTCGAAGGGTATGCAAGCATGAGCATAGGTTCACTACTATTGAAATTCTTGAATCAGATTTGAAGGAATTGCTTGATTTAAGCAAGGCTGTTAAATCGGTGCTGGAGCGATCAACGTGAGTAAGGCAATCGAAATCGGCTCGCTGCACTTCAAAGTTAAAAGCATTTTCACTATCACTGACGTCAAAGTGGACGGTTTCCGCTTATACCTAAATGTGATAAGCAATAAAGGCGCAAAGGCTAGAATAAATCTCGGACCAAACGATTACAGCAATAGTGAATCTGCCATGGCTTTTCGGGAAGATGCCGTTAAGCGATGGTTGGAGGCCATGGGGTGATGAATTCTGACCGTATACTAAAGGACGATTGGATCTTTACCGTTGAGTGGCCAAACGAGGAAGACTGGCTTAGTGTGCAACGAGCGTCAGACGGTGTCATAGTCTCCGTTTATGGCCATGTTCACAACGCCAGCACTATGCAGGGCGAATACTCGGGGAAAATCTACCTGATTGAACAAAAAGCCAACGTAGCGCTCGGACACGCACCTTTAGATACTGGGTTCAATCTACATCCTGCGCTGGACTGGGCCAACTCACCGGAACACCGAGATTTGAATAATGCTGTTTTTTTTCAGTTGAATTTTTCTTGAGCAGTTGGGACTGAAGGGAAAATGATGGACAAAAACTACAGATTCAGGCTGATGTTTCGCCGACTGACTGGATACACCGGCAAGGTGCAAATCAAAACTGATTGGCATGAGGTTTACTACGCCTATGACGCATTCGGCAGGATGTTCCCGAAGCTGTCAGGGCGGTCTCCTTACGCTGCCATGCAAAACCAGCTACACGGAGAATATCGCACCGGTCTTGAGTCTCGGTCTCCTTACGACAGATTGCAGCAGTCTATGTCGGCCACACCAGCCCCAAATCATCCACATCGCTGATCTGACCAATTACCTCACCGTCGAGCAAATACTGAGTCACTTGCAACGGTCGATTCTGAATTGAACTGACTCGGCCGCGCAAACTATCGACTGTGTAGTTGCCGGCACCCAGGGCGTCATCCAGAAAACCTCTCACTAGCCGCTCACGGTTGACGTTCATCTGATGCACCGCTGACTTAATCATCTCGTTGAACTTGGAAATACGGGCCTTATCCGCTTCCGAGAAACCACCAGTCACCTGCTCGTAGTCAAGTTTCGTCATTTTCTGTTCTCCGTCAAGTCCATCCGTACCGCTGAATCACCTCCTCTTTTGTAAATCCGTCAGAAAGATAAACATTCATCACGGCATTTTTCGTGTTCTTTTCAAGATCATCAAGGGCAATTCTTTTTGCCAGCCTAGTTGCTCCGTCGGATCCGGATTTCAAAACCTGACCTTGTATTGCTCTTTGCTGGGACAGAGCCGCTGCGTAAATCTGAATAACTGCAATCTCCTTGCGCCTCGTAAGCTGCCTGGGTACAAAAATATCAACCGCACCCCGAAAGATACCCGTACTATCTAATATTGCAGGGGCTGCTATTAGGCCGGTTAAAAATGATCTTCTTTTCATAGGTGGCCCGGTTGTCCCCAGTCCTCACTATCAGCAGAACTATTAAAGCATCCCGCCAGCGCTTGCTTCTGCTCATCCGTGAATGTGTGCCAAAGCTCTTGCACCTCACTGGTTACATAGTTTTTCCATTCATGTACTTTCCGGCATCGGCCAAAATCTGGATCTTCCCAGTCCGAAGGTAAATTGCTCATTTTATGAAGCTTGCTTCATATAGTATTCGGCATTGGCCTCTTTAATTACTTCCTCGCTGTTCAATTCCGGCGGGTCCATTTCCTCCGCCTGCACATCAATAACAATGTACCTCTTGCAGCCATCGCAAAAGCTGGAATCTATGCCGTCATCAAATGCCAATGCTCGATTACAGTCACAACTCCAATTTCCGTCAGTCAGCTCGTAAACACTGATACCGCTGTCTTGAGCCTTTTTGCCGGTCTGCAGATCCAAGTACGTTATTTTCATCTGTTCTGTTCCATATGCGACAAATCAAGAAGATATATCCCCGTATATTTTAGCACTTTGATCTCGCAAAGCCTATTCCTGCGTTGTCATAATGTTCTGGGTGCGACATGGGCGTGAATTTAGAGCGCATGGATCAAGAAAACAGGCATAAATATAACTCAATGGAAAGGTAGGGGTGGTGACAACTCAGAGTCTATTGTGTGAAAGATACAACCCGTCATGTCGATCTTGTCGCTTCCTAGCTTTGGGCTTCCAAGTTTCATAATGCGCCGATATCCGTATGTCGTCATAGTTATCTGACGTTCTGTGTTGCACGGTTCTTTCGCGATTCGTCTTTACGGTGATTCCATCATCAACAAGTGCTTTTCGGTAGCCTTTAGATCTGGGGTACCTGAACAGCCCTTTTCTTGGTATGTTTCTTTTTGTTCTGCTCATCGTCCGCAAACCTCAGTGATGCCCCCTAGAAAGCAGAAGGGGCATGATGCTACCACCATGCCCCAGCGCCGATCGGGCAGCCCCAATCCAATTTGATAATACATTAGCACCTCCACAGCCTGCATGCTTAGGTAATAAAATAACTCGATGGAAAGGTGGGGGCGATCTAATGGATTTTGGGTTTACTCATCTCAAGAAATTTTTTAACTGTTTCCTCCATTTCGTCAACATCTACCGGTCTTTGAATGTCGGCGCGAGAGTGACAATACGGTAGCAGCTCTTCCAGCATTCCAAACAACTTCTCCTTGTTTTGCTCATCAGGTGGCAAGGATTTTTGCCTCTGATCCTCCAGAGCGCATTCTTCAATCCGCCTTTCAAGCTCATCAGGGTCCATATACTTTGGTGGAATTGATCTCATTTCTCTTCTCCCAGTTCTTTTTCGTATTCAATTATCGCCTCTAACAAATACCTGACTCTACTGCCAAATCTCTGGTACTTCGGCCCTTTCTTCTGCGTTCGCCAGTTGGCTAGAGTCCTATAATCCAATTGCCAACGTTCAGCGAGCTGGGTGGGAGTTAGAAATACTGCCTCTGATGACATGCCGTGCTCCTGGTGTGAGTTTCAATCCATTTAACAGCCCACAGTGGACAGTTTCAATATCAAAATCTAACCCTCGGGAACACAGGGATTATGCGTGATTCGTGGTTATCTTAGTGGGCAAAATGTTAATTACATTTAATGGAATATGCGGAGCTTCGCAAGGCCTTTAGGCTCCTACGGGCGAAAATAGCCCTTATCCCCAACACAATAAAGCCGCTCTGTCAAAGAAGCGGAAATGGAAAGGTAGAGTGGGAAATTTGGGGAAATAATTTTTTGGGGGTGAGGGGCCGGAGATAATAATAATGAAGTAAGAACTTGATTGCCTGCGACAAAGGTATACCCCCCTCTTAATTATTTGCTACCCGGGTGCCGAATGGGGTGGAGCGAAGCGATTCTAACTAAGCAGTTGTAGTTGACCTGGCTGTTGGTGTTGACGTTGCAGTTGACGTTGTGTGTTGACCTTAGACAAACAAGCAAGCAGTCATTAGACATCTGTTAAGGGTTTTGTGTTTTGGGTGTGAGGTACCCACCCCCTATAAGCTGTGGCTGCTGAGGGCTTGTGAGGAGCGTACAACGGGCATAGCGCCACCCCTTCTAACATGGTCTTACCAAGCCTCTCCTGGGTTTCCAGCGCCTCTGGCAGTCGTGTGTGTGTCGGGCGTTGATAGCTACAAGGAGGTGGTGGGTTTGCTTTGGGGATTACTTTGAGAGCTAATTTATTCTTGGACGTGTACCTAAATCCCCCCTTTTTCCCCAACAATCCCAGCAGCACCTACAGTCACTCCTTGCCTTTTCCCATCCAATTCGCGCATTTCCTCTGATTCCGCTACGCGCTACCTGAGGTTATTTCGGGTTTATTGGGGTATTTGTATGGCTTTGGTGGGTTTCTCGCTCTGAATCGCTTATGGTCGAGTCTACTGGTACGCGTATTCTCACGAGGTATTCATTCCCGTTTTTCTCGATGCCTTCGAGGTTTGTGTCTGGTTCTTTATCCCTGTAGTGGCTCATGACTCTCATTGCGATAATGCCTTGAGCTTCTTCCTCGCTGACGGATGCGGTGATTACTCGCTTCATGGCGGTGTCCAGTGCTTGCCATTCCATATCAGCAATTCGTTGTTATCCAGTACAAGGGCTGTTTCTCCCTTGTGGCGCATTGCCGGGTTTGGCAGGTCGCTGATGGTTGGGAATACCCCTGTTTTGATGATTAGAGGCCTTTCCTGAATTACGCGTGGCTTCGCTATCACGGTCACATTGCGCGGAACCATGATATTGCTGGCTTTCACGATGCCTGGTGCGGCTATCAGTGCAGCGGTGTTCTTTAGGAATGTTCTTCTGGTGATTATCATTGGACTGGTGTTCCTCTGATTACAGGCTTATCCTGCGCCATCTCTGGTTTTTTGCTCCCTTTTCTCGGAATTGCTGGATTTGAGCCCGCTGGCTGGATAGTCGCTTCCTCTGCTGCAGTGTCGTGCATTTCGGGTACTTTCATGTCGAGAGGCGTCCAATCATCCCCGAGCCTCATCCATACTCTGCCGAGGGCATCAAGTCCGTATAGCAATCCCATGCTTTGGGTTATCTGTACAAATCTCACTTCCATTACGCTGTTCTCCGCTGTTTCCGCCAGTTACGCGTCATCTTCTGTGTGAATGTCATCAATGGGGCCATTCTGTTATCAGGTATCCACAGTGGACCGTACATTGTCCCGCATTTATTGGGGCATTGCTGATCAGCTTCGCTTAGGAATGGTGGTTCAGGGTTGTTCTTCTGGTTCGGGTTCCAGAAAGCCATGTACTGGCAGCGGGTACAGTGCATGATTGCCGCGCTGATCACGTGAAGTCCCTCGCACCGCGCGGCAACCGATTACTCTGGTATCTGGCCATCTCTCGAATGAAAGCCATTGTGTAGCTGGTATTGCCGTGCTGTCTGGCCTTGAGCATGATATTGGCGAGTAACTGTCGATGCTTTCGCTTTCGGATCCTGGCTACGGTGCTCACGCCACAGCCTCCCTGTGCTCCAGCACGCTCTTACTGACAGCCAGCACATGTGTGGTGCCGTTGTGGTCGTACTCTACCCTCCAGATGTCGTCGTACTCCCGTAGGAGAGTGATATTGCTTGTGTCTGGTAGGCGGGTTGATAGGTAGCGTCTGATTATCGCGTCATCAGTGCTGATCGTATCGTCTGGGTAGGTATCCCAGCTCGACGTGTCGCCCATCATTGCAGCTTTAGCAACAGCCATCGCCATGCCCTGTGTGTGCAGGTAATCTTTGCCTCTCCAGATCTTTTCACAGCCTGGTATCCGGTCTCCGTAGCAAAACAGCTCATCTTCGTACACTGAGTGCTGGTGTTTTTGCCGGATATCTCTCAGACATGCGCTGCAATAGCCAATTACCGGGCCTTTGATGATTCTGCCGATCATTGAATCTCCCCGAATTCACGCTGATAGTGCCGATAGGTCCAATTGATTAGCGCCGATGCAATCCACATTGCCGGTATTGCCAGTATGTGGAGTAATCCCATTGCTACCAGCAGGAGCATTATCAGGTAGATCATTCTTACCCTGATTCTAATCACTGTGACCGACTCCCGGCAGCGAGTCTTTAATGCATTTCGGTAGATCGTCAAAGATTGTTCGCGGTGGTGGTTGATATGCGCCAAGCCTCGGGAATAGCTTTTCAAACTGCCGATGGTGTTTGAACATGCCGTAAACCCAGCTATCACTACCTGATGGGGTTGAATAGATTACAACTCTCACGATCCTCTGCCCCAGTGACTACCAAACATCAACGTTGTTGCTTTGATGCTATTGAAATTCGGTCTCAGCGGTTCAGATACTGCGATAGTCTCCTTTTTCCCACAGTCCGGGCATTCCCAAACGTGAGTACCGGGCTGCAGATTCATTCGCTCTGCCAGTCCTGGCATGTGGTTTGGTGACTTGCAACGACCATCGTCCTTCGGTGGTTTGTGATCAACAAATGGCATTTACGCTGCCTCCTTCTGAGCTATAACACTGTCGAACCTGTTAGATAGCTGAACCCAGTTGACCGATTGCCGCTCTCCGGTGGTTTTGCTTTCGATCACCAGTAAATCAGTACGCCTCAAGGTCACCAAGTGCCCGGCAATCATGTGATTTGGCACCCGGACCTGCCACCCATCACTGAGTGAGAACACCGTTTCTTTGTTGAGAGTGTGTTTGCGGCCGGTGAATCTGATTTTGATCGTCACTTCGCCATCCCCAGCTTCTTGAACACAATGGCTCGCATGTCCTGCAAATGGTTCTCAGTGGCTTTCAGGCTGCCAGCAGATCCTGTTCCCTCGGTTGGTCTTATACCGGCATGCCACAAGTCATCCATCAGCACCTGTGCGGCACTTGGCGAGATATTCGTCATTGAATCGTGCTGAAGGGCTGGATCTTCAACTGGCTTCATCTCAAGAGAACCAACAGTCTTTTTGCCATCAGCATCAATCTCGTAGATGTACAGACCTATGCTGTGTCGAAAGTCCTGTGACTCTGCCCTGATGTGTTTGCCTTTCATCATGGCTGTACCTCTTCCGACTGATCAACACCAATCAGCTCACGGCTATCTGCCTCGGCTTGCCGAATTGCCTGGATAATGGTCCCGATACCACTTTCCTTCGCTGCGTCTTCCTTCTCGCGCTCACGCTCTCTCTCTGGATCTATCGGCGCCAGCTTCCGGTTTGCAAACGGCAGTACTTCTTTGAGCATTGCGTATTCTTTGATCGGGTCTTCTTCCATGATTGCCAGCTCTACCATTCTTGACAGAACATCGAAGTCTTTAGGCACTGTTGGCCGACCTTGATCCCTCAATCTTTTGTTGGCTCGCTGAACGCCGACAGACACCGCATTTCTCGCATGTCTGCCTTTCAGATTTTGCACACCAGACCGACTACCTTTCGGCCTGCCACCCTTGTTTACCACTGGCAGTAAATCGCCGGATTTGGCGTCACTTTCTAGTTCTGACACTTGTTCCATAGAACTTTGATTCGATTCAGGTTTTGAAAAGTCAGGAATAGGTTGATTTTGCACTAAATTGCAAGTGAATTCGATGATAGCATGGTTATTTGTTGTGCTGATATTGCTATTTGATGTATTGTCAGTCTACCTACAATTTGGAAGGTCATGAAACGCAAGAGAGAAATGCTGAGGCTGTCGAAAAAACAAGGCTGGTATGACGGCAAATCTGGTGTCGAGCGCCGATCTTGGCCTTATGATGACGTCGAGCGAAATATTGCATACGACGACGGATATTACGAAGGTGAAGCCGCCGCAGAGTCCGACAGAGCAAGATAGTTCAGGGACTCGCTACCGGTGAAGCGCCGTGTATCTGCAATGAGAACACTCCGCATTTCATGGACTGTTATTCAAGAAACTGCCGGAGGAACCGGTAACAGGCACAAAAAAGCCCGGCACATGTCCGGGCTTTTACTTCTCAAACTGCTAATCATCTATTGGTGCTAGTTGAACACCAACTTATCCGGCAACAGAGTCCGGGCATTCTCACACCCAGACATACCACCAGCACCTATCCCGGTAACTTCGACAATCTGATCAATCGATCCGATGACGGGTGATGCCAGGTTTGCCAGTTCAGTTGCTTCATTGTCGATATCAACTGCAAATAGCGGTGCTGTGTATTCAATCGCTTTAACTGGTAGCACAGTGTTCACTGTATTACCTGCTTCTGCAATCAGCTCTGTTGCCTGCCCTTCATAACCGACGTCAGCGAGTGCCGGTACCGATAGGCTTGCAAGTGAACCAATTGCGATTGTCAGCATTAAAATATACGTTTTCATTGCTTCTCATCCTCAAGGTTTCAAAATGGAGCCCAGTGCCAGACTTGAACTAGCGACCGTTATATGGGCATTTACCGCATACCTGCTCTACCAACTGAGCTAACCGGGCTTTAGTGCCGTTTGATAATACCAATATGGCGTTATTTTGGAAATGACGAACTAACCACTTCTGCAGCTCCCCACTGGCTGGCAAATGCTTCAGACCAGCCGGGATATGTCTCACTGCGAAGTTTCCACCGATCAGCCGATGGTGTTAGTTTATTCTGGCCGCTATCGGTCTGATTGCCCCATCGCTGCACATAGCCGCGACCATCTTTAGACGGCACCAGTCTTGGCGGACAAAATTCAGTCATCACCAACCGTTGCAACCCTTTCAACCACAAACAGGTTTTTTTACTGGCATCGTCGCCGTACTCAAAAGGCTGTATGAATTGATCTGGTTCGCGCCACATGGTTGACAATGAACCAACCGGGTTCTCTATTGCCACCTTTTCAATCGGTGCGTTGTATAGCTCGTCAACAAATTCAATAGCCTCTATTCTTGCCTGACGTCGATCTTCACCAACAAGTGTTCCGGGTTTTACCTTCTGGTGATATGGACCGTCTTTAAATGCCCACGATGCAGACCCTGTCAGGTACGTGCAATCAGGATGCGCAATCATCATGTCCCAACCATCGTCAAGTATTTCTCTAACATCGCCTTGGTGGTGTGGTCCGGGTACGTCCGTCGGTAACAGATCACAACTAACAGCATCGTGACCATGTCTCAGAAATGCATCGCGTGTTCTGCCACTGGTTTCACATGCGATAAGAACTTTCATGCGGCTGATCTCACGTTCGGAAGTTTCTGTTTTCGTACTTCATAAACGTGTTTTTTGATAATGACGAAATCCTTCTCCTTGCCCTTAGGTGAATAAAGGCGGCCGTTGTGTGCAATGTATCCAGCCTGGAGCCATTGACTGACCTGCGCCCGAGATACACCGCAGGCACGAGCAAAGGCGGATTGATTTCCGCCATAGTGCTTTTCTATGTAGTCGAGTAGTGGCATTAGTGACGCTGATCTTCTAAGACGCTTCTCAATTTCCATATGCTCTCACCACCACCCATGTCTTTCCAGCAAATCCAAGTCCCGATCCGAGCAATTTTCTTCCATCTTTCCCTGTAAGTGGTTTCTCAACTCATCCACCGCATCATCAATATGACCAGCTCGGGCATTCCATGCAAACAACCAGTGGTCGCCTTGGTCTTCGTAGAGCTTCCCGAATTCCAACTTCCACTTGCCATCTTTTGAAATTTGCGTTGCCATTATTCACACTCCTTTGCTTCTTCAACACTAATTCCCCATGCTGCCGAAACAACTTCGTACATATCAGCATACTTAGAAAGCAAAAATACCGAAATGCTATACCGCTGCTTTTTAGTGACGGTGGAACGATTGCTGTTTGGGTTTCTGAGGTTCTCACAAATACCCTTAATTTTGTCGTCGCCGATTTTTTCGCACAGCTTTACGATTTCCTCAATATTGCTGATGAACTCCAATCCAAGATCTGGCTTTGTTTTGTGCTCTGCACAAACTTCTTTCACCCAATCAATGTGTGCATTTTCTACGTTAGTCATATCGTTTCTCCGCTTAACTTCGGGCCAATCCCTCAGTGCATGTGTGTATAGTATAGCACTATACATTCCGTGTATAGTCCCTCCCTATACATTGTAATGTTTCGGCAATGTTCGGCTTGCCTTTATTTCACTAAAGCAATTGGCCCAAAATGCGCTACAGATAGTAAGTCCAGTGCAATTACTGGCAACGGATGCAGCCGATTTCTGCAACACGCTCATAAGGAGCAACCAAAATGTCTACCTCTAATATCGTCCGTGATTTATTCAACCGTCACGCCGACGCACAAGTCCAGCTCGGACTACTACTCAACGACCCCGCCACACCAGAACATCGCATACAGTTAGCCGCTGTTCGCGTGGAGATTTGCAACGACCGATTTATAGAAGCAGAATGCCGCTATGTCGAAAATAACCCTTCTTACGAAAAGCAAGGGAGCCTGGATTCAGGTTCTTGGAAAAATGCGCTCGAACAAGGAGAACATTGCACCCTTCCTGCACTCCCTGATGACCATGATAGCTACGAATTACCGGGCATGGGATCTCGCCGCAGTACGCGCAAAACTACCCCTGATCGGCTGGATGACGTCACGCCTGAATGCTTCTGCAAAGCGGGAGCTGGGCGATGATTATATTGATCCTGAGCCGTCTGATAATAGCGATATACCTCCCGAGTGATCAGTCGCCAGTGTGCCTGCGGGGTGCACTATGAACAGTCTCGTGCTCTCGATAGTCAAAGGGTTGATTGTTGTCATATCGCTGGCTGCAATCCGGGTTCAGTACATGCACATGTCGAAAACCTTCGCGGTCGAAATGGCCTGGGTTCTGGTCTGTGGTCTGGCTGCTGGCTACGCTGCAATCGGTGCTGCCCTGTTTCATTGCTCCGGCCCCCTCCGTGCTGCAGTCCTGGCATTTCTGATTCCATTCGGATGGCTGTCAATCACCAAATCAATACCAGCAAGTGAACACGTGTTTGTCACTGACACATACGCTCGTATTGAACTGGAAAAGCTGGGACCGAATGCTGTCGTCTATCAGAACTCCGTCAATGGTGAAAACAACCGGATTGTAGAATTGCAGTCGCAAGGCATTCACTCTGGGCCTGAAATAGATGCTGCTAAGAACTCTCTTAGAGTCGCCCTACGCGATCAACAGGCTGCTAGTGAGTTGAGTGGCGGCAAGCATGAATCGCAGACAGAGAAAGCGCTCATGAGTGATTACGATGGCTCTCCCGAGGGTTATCAGGACGAACTCGATCAGCGTATACGTGACCGTGGTTTTAGTCATGCCGTAGCACTGGAAGTTATCGAGAAATCACTGTCTGGTTTGTCAGGTGTTTTAGCACTGATCGCTGTCGGCGGTTTGGGTGTTATGTCGGAGACTCGGCCGGTAAAAAAGCCTGACGGTTCCGGGAGCCGATCAAAACCCGCTACGCCCTCCCCTGCTGCTACTGATGCTCAAGTCGAGCGTGAAAGCAAGGCAGATAAGAAAAGCCGTGAAACCCGCGCCAGTGCTGCCATAGGGACAGTTTCGGAACAGTCCGCAGAGATAATATCACCCAGTGACATGAAAGCTCTGGAAGCCGCTAACAAGCTGGTGGTGGATCTCATGGCCGGCACCGGAATCGGTCGAGGTGGCAAGCAAATCTACGACCTGATATCGACGCGGGATCTGGCTAAATACGCTGGTGGTAAGGAGACTCAAACGAAAGTTATGAACCACCTGTATGACTGGAAGGTAGCAGAGAAACAACCCGGTACCAGACCTGCAAAACTGCTGGGTAAATATCGGCACTCGCCACCGGCAAAGCTGGTTGATTTGGAGTAGGAGAATGGAGCGGCAACCGTGTGCTGCCGCTCCGCACTGCCAGCTAAAATTTACAACGACGCTCTTACAGCGGCATCTTTACTTTCAAGTAGTTTTCTCAGCGCCACAGTTTTCTCAGCGCTACCATCTATGGTTTCATTTAGATGTTCAGCCAAGTCGCAATATGGCTTGCTGACTTCCTGTAGTTTTTCGGGCAAATGAGCGTAATCGAAAAACTTCATGATCGGCGGTTTGCCCTCGGTGTCCTGAGCTGTTTGATGTTTATTTTCGTTTTCCATACTATCTCCAAGTAAACCGCACAGAGGATTCCATGCGGGTGTTAATTAACTGCTGTTTGGCGTTTGTGATCGACCAGCAAACGATAAATCGAGAAACGAACTCCTGCTTTCAATCTAACGGATTCAAGCCACTCGCTAATATTTTCAAATAAACCTTCGTGCTGCCAGCAAAAGCAATCTGCTACCGCAGTGATTGAGTCACGAACCACAAGGCAATTAACGCAGGTTTTGTACGTGTTGGGGTAACCCTCCCATACCCCGAAAACTCTTTCGTATCGTTCGCCTTTCTTGATATCACTTGCACACTCAGAACAGCGGTGATCTTTTTTGGCAATCGGTCTGGTCTTGTTGTAGACAGAGCATTCAATACCCCAGTCGCAATAGCAGGTATCAGCACTCACGATGTTTTCTCCGGCAGCAAAGTAGCAACCCACTCTATCCGCCTGTTCAGCTCTGCCACCGCTGCCTCGTTTTGCTGTCTGGCGATCTTTCGCAGTATCGGCAGCCCGCTCTGTATCGACTCCCAAGCCTCGCCACGTGTCGCTGTCCTGCCCTCGCAATACCAGTCGGTTGCAATCGGTTCGTCGCCGATATCGAACAAAGGGTTACCGTCGTCGCTGTAGAAAATGGTGTAGTCGCCTTTGATGGTCCAGACACAGACCGAACCAGGATTCCGGGTAATGGCAGCACTATCGAACTTACCTACTCGCGGCAAGCCTTTAGAATTTCTCTTTGCCGATGGGTTGGATAGGAAAGGGCAGTGCTTCGCCGCATACGTTGCACACTCGACATGACAAGCCGGGTCGCCGATAGTCTGTGTCACGGCACACATGGGACCGATGCAAAATGCTTTGACTTCTTCGTGAGGTTGGCCGCACACCCAGCACAGTTGCTGCGCGTATGCATGGATCATCACTTTCTGGTCGATTACCCGGAAGTCTGGCTTACCCTTATCCCACGTTGCAAAGTGTGGCACTGGTATGCCGTTGTACTTTGGTAGTGCTTCGATTCGTTCAGTCATTTCTTCGGTCCACCAAGACTTCAATCACTTGATCAGCCTCCGTAAAACAATCTGGCTCAATGTCTGGAGAACCACCAGTGCGATATTTGTCGTATTTAATTTCAAAAGCACCATAAGCCTCGTATGTGCTGGGATAGTCAACGTCTAACTCTGGCAGGCTTTCCAGATCTTGTTCAAATTGCTTTGCCTCAGCCTCCGGTATCCAGTACCAGTGACCGTCGTCATCCTGCAGTCTTTTAACTCGCTCAATTTTCACTGGCTCTCTCCGTTAAATATTTCCGCCGAATCTCCTCGACATACCACTCGCACAATGACGCCATATCTTCAAACCGATTGATAACTATCACTGTCCGTTCTTCTCCTGCCTTACACTTGTGCTCGGTGTAGAGCGGTTCGATTGGCTGGTACTTCCTCGAATCGTCTGGTAGTACATCTGCCGCGACGATCCCATCGATTGCAGCTTTATCGCTAACACCGTGGACGTCGGTTTCGCCTCTCCGATAGCAAATAATTGAGATATGACACAATCGCGTATCAACTTCTTGAGCCTTAATTTTTTGCTTAGGTGTAGCGTTACGATTACGTTGTGAGTTGGCAGGGGAAACGGCAGCTCTATCGTTGTGCTTTTTGCCGGTAATTTGCTGTAGGTCTGCTTCACTCCAACGCCGTCCTCTTTTCACCGCTCTGTCAGTTCTTCCTGAACCTCAATCAGTCGGTGCTCTGCAAACTGCTCGTAAAGCTCTATACCCTCGTAATAGACAGGCTTGCTACGCTTACCGATCTTAACTACAGACCATTTGAACTTGGTCGATACATTGACTGAGTTGTCTTTGTCGAGCATGGATATAGGCACCCATACCGCTTCGGTTGGTGAAACCTTGAACAGTGCAGATGCCGGTGTGTTGGTGATCTGTTCACCAGCGAATGTGTACTCAATCATCGCTGTTGGATAGCTCCACTGTCCCGTAAAAGCATTTAAACTCACTAAAGTCCCAGTTATCGTAGGACTCGCCAATTAATATCGTACAATTCAACAACCGGCCATTATGAATAAGAACGCCTTTCTTCTTGTTCTCGAACATAACCACCTGACCGTCCTTGTTTACCATTAGCTTTGGGAAATCATGCCTCTGTTGGCCGGTTGTTGCCTTAGAATTAATCATCGTTTCAAGCGATCTGGCAAGCAAGCCGGGTAGTTTTTACCTGTGTTTCGTAAGATATAAAATCTGTGTTGGCGTGTAGCCATGTAACGCCGAACAAAGTAATTGTTAACGCTACGCACAACCCCATTAGAAATTTAGTAACCATCTGTTTTATTGCTCCTTTAACCAAGTTTCCCACTTTGTGGGTGATATGAATGATCGAGATTCAACCTCAAATATTTGACTGAGTTTTTCACCAGTCCAAGCCACCAGATTGCGTGACCTGATTCCCATAGCCCACCGGATCGCGTCTTTTTCGTTGTCGATTTCAATCGGGTTGCCACGTGACGAGCGGCTGGCCTTGTATATCGCTAGCCACCCATCGGAATGCTGTTTGGAGTGCCAGTCTTGCTGCATACCGACACCCTGAAATATTGGCTTGTTACTACCGGCGCCTGTACCGCCTGACGTTTTAGCTTCTGCAGTCAGTATGTGCGCGTAGACGTTCTTGTCATTTGTAGTGTCATCAAACCCACCAGTGACAATGCACGGCTGGTGGCGGCACCACTCTTGCCATTCGTCATCATGTTGAGTGCCGGATATCTTCTGTAGTAACTCAGTGTTGTAGAACAAACCGTCTTTGATACAGTTGCGCCAGAAATTACCGTGCTCACCTTTCGCCTTTGCTGGTGCTTTTGGTTTGGCCTGCTCTACTATTGCATCACTGTACGGACTAACTACATTGCCACTGGCATCACGAAAACGCATGTATAACTCTGTTGTCATGCCCTTGCGTCCACGCAAATAAGCTAAGTCCTCTTTTTCCATCTGGAACTTGCCCCAGCAGCCGGAGCTATCAGACTCACCGAATCCCATAAGCTGGCTATCAATGAATACAAACTGATCTTCGCCACGTGCGCCAACTTCGTGTTCGTCGTCCATTAGGTTGTCGAAATCGTCAGCCATTAGAACGGCGTGTCGTCGTCAAATTTAACTGGTGCCGGTGCGCTTCCCTGTGCATTGCCTCCGCCGTTTTTGCGGTCGTTATCGAATATCCCGCACATAACACCACCCTTGCCTTTTGGGTTTAGTATTCGCTGTTTAAGAGCAACACCAGCGAGATTAACCTCCGGCTTTAGAATCGCGTATTCGCCCTTATCACTCGACAGAATTACACCTATTTCGACATACTCCTTTTTTTCCTTTCCTTCCCTGTCTTTGTAGGTGCCTACTGCTGCCATTAGCTTTTTAGCCATTCTAATACCTTGTTGTTGTATTCAGACGTCATAATGACGTTTTATTGTCGTTTAATCAAGTCCATATACGACAGATTTCGCTCTCTATCTTCGCTCATGTTGGGACAAGCGACCCGGATGTTCATATTGTCACCCGATAACTGGTGTGCAAGACCGTATGCGAACGACTGCCCGAGGTAATCATCATTAGATGAGCCTATCACAGTGATGTCTGTAACCTTCTCTGGTGGACTCCACGTCAACAATCGCTCATGGTCAAGACAAGCGACAACACCACCTGTATACCGCTGGTTGAGCTGTAGCCACGCCAGACAATCCCATATAGAAGATCCCACCGCTATCTGATGATCTGTACGCTTGCGCAACCATACACCACCACCCTCAATATCTCTCGGTGCCGGTGTTGATCTGTCAGTAGACGCAATGCCTTGGTCGGTATCTCTAAGGTATGTTATGTGGTAGGTACATCGCTTGCCGTGTTTGTCGCGTAGATTCCACAGCATGGCCGGAAACTGACCAACATGTTTTTTATTTCCCTGACCATCATCTTTATAAAAGTCCACTTCTTTTTTGTATCCAACGTCGGTACCTGGCTCGATGTTAATGCCCTCCTGCCTTAGATACTGCTCACAGATAGTGCCTGATATCGGGAATACATCTTGGCTCAACTTTTCAATCAGTCGCTCTGCCCTTGCTTCTTCGCTGTTTAATTGCTCCATAAATTTCTTCGCCTGTATGTAATCGAATGTTGCTTTAATGTGTGGTGGATAGCGTTCAAGCCTACTCATGCTGACGCTCGCTGTTGCTTACGATACTCTTTTGCTTTCTGAGCCAGATATGCCTTCACGTCTTTGTTCAGACCCTTCGACGGTAATGACGACCAACCACGCGGCGGCCATTCTCCAAACCGTTCTTTGTACACTGCTGCAGCGTAACCACCTTTAAAACCTCGGGCCTCGCCGAATCCCTTTAACCGTTGATACACGTCTTTTCTGAACTCCATCTGCTTATGGTGCAAAGTTAGCTTCAGATCCGGCATGTCCATCGCTTTCATAGGCACGTCACCATGTACATAAGTGCGCTCTGGCGGTCGCTCATGGCAGAACCCACAGTGAGAACAAACCCGGTCCTGTGACTGGCTTATGGCTCCACAGTCGGCGCAATTCTTAGGATCGAAGTACTTCGCTCGTTCAAACTGGAAAGCGTAGTCTGTACACCACTGTTTGATTCCTTTTGCATCACCAGAGTAATCAATCTCGTTTTTCAGGTTGTCAGTGCATTTAAGATTTACTTCGTCCAACTCTCGCGCAATCACCGATGTCTTGTTACTTAGCCAGTCGGTCACTGTGTACCTGTATCGCTGCTTTGCTTCAGGATCTGTCTTTTCCTGTTTGGATTTACGCTTGAGCAATACAGGTTCTCTGGCGTCCATCTCGATAGGCCAACCGACCTTACCGATACATGAGCACATATCCAGTACATAACCGATCTCTTTACCTTCAAAATATCGCATCAGTCTGCCAAGCATCTGCCACAGCCTGTGTTCTGTTCGTACTGGTCGCGCCAATATTCCGCACTCAACACTCGGGACGTCTACACCTTTGATAAAACGATCAACCGTCACCATGACCTGAATGCCGTCACCCTTCGGCCAGGTATCGAATGATCTCAGTGAATCCTTATCGCGTGAATCCTTTGCAACCTTGCCCTCATTGTGTACATCGCGTGAGTGATAAGCGTATGCCTTAAAACCCTGTTGATTAAAATCACTGGCAAGTAACACGGCATCATCAATGGTTGGAACGAATACCAGAGTTTTCTTTTTATCCATCTGCTTTTCAATCCAGAACGGAATAACGTCACGCGCTATTTGCTTTTTAAAGCTCTCGCTGGCTGATTTGGTAGTTACTTCGCCCTTGTCCTTGCCGCTTCTACTCATAACAAGTACACGCTCGTCAAACTCTGCCTCTGGCTCCCATCCAGTCAGACCGACTATCACATCACGGTCGAGCAATTCTTGATAAGTAGCGCCGACCACGATGTCAGTGTAAATGTCACCAATACCTTTGACCTGTGGTGTGGCAGTTAGTCCAACCACCATATTGTCGCCCATCAGTTCGTCGGCTGTTTCATACAGACAGTGGCACTCGTCATAAATTTGAAACGGGAAGTGAATACCGGACGCCTCGAATACTTCCGAACGGTTAGGCAGTGTCTGAATGCTTGCGACTTGAATCGGTGCTGACAGATTACGGCGGGTTGAGCCCTGAATAATTCCACAATCTAAACCCAGTTTCATAAATGCCTTATAGGTTTGCTCTACCAGATTGATCTGGTCGCAGACAAACAGCATTCTTGCGCCCTGCACACCTTTGAACTTTTCGATCATTTCAAGAAACATCACTGATGCTGTACGGGTCTTGCCTGCAGCGGTTGGCATCTGTAAAACAGCACGTGGTTTTAATTCAGCTTTTTTAAGCATATCCAGGGTGTCGAATACCTGCTGTGCAGCGCGTGGCTGGTGTTGCCATTTTTCCTCTGGAGTCATACGTCAAGCACTCCCTTTTCAGCCAGTTCATGATTGGCTTTGCCAGCGTTAATACGGTCCTGTATCTCATTGCGGTGTACAGTGACCTCCTTTGGTGCAGTAACACCTATCCGCACTATGCCGTTACTAATCCCCAACACTGTCACGTGGATGTTTTCGTTGATTACGATTGATTCGGATGTTTTTCTAGTAAGTATTAACATTTGTCTTGCTCCTTTGTGATTTAAAAAGCTGGTTGGTTAGGGTGATTCGGCAATTGCTGTATCTATGTCGGAATTTTCTTGCTGTGCTCTTAGATCTGAAAATTCCTCACTTGTTATAGATCGCATTGCTTGGCATTCAGGATAAGTACACATCGCGTAGTAACCACCGCCGTTATTGTCGTTACAAATCTCCCAGTCATGGTCACATTCATGGTTACCGGCGTCGGGTATTGGTTTACTCATAACGTCTTGCTCCGTTGTTTAAAATTTTAGAACCTTCTTTATCAACCAAAATGCCGCTCTCAATAAGCCGCTCTCTATGAAATTGATTCAAAATGTCGATAAGGTTGGTCTGTGTTGGTGCTTTTGTGCTAGCAATTGATTGAATATCATTGAGCGGTTTTGAATCACTACGTTTGTCAGAACGAAATTGCAAAACCAGCCACAACCCTCGTTTGAAGTAGTTGTATACGGTCCTCGCAGATCGCCCTAACCGCTTCGATATCGTTGCAATACCGATCCCCTGCGAACGCATCTCAATAGCCACCAGTGCATTCCTATCTGCCTGTGCACTACGCTTATCTGATGCTGCTTGGGTTTGTTTGCGCCACTGCTGCGGCGTCTTGTGGTGTCGCTTCACTTTGCGCGAAACGTCGGGCCTGACAATGTCGGTTAAGTGCAGCTCAATCGCCTGGTTACCGGTAATTCCAAAATTGTATTGATATCGCCAGCCAGCCCACTTGGTCCGAACATCCCAACCGCCACCTTTACGAACACCGCAACGCATTTGTGCGAAATGTCGGTTATTCACGATGGTTTGAATGGCTCGGCCGGTCCAGCCAGTCATCTTCCCGTCAAGACACGCGTCGGCTGCGACCTTGCAAAGCTGGTAGTGCTCGGTGTTGGAACTGGCAAACTGCCCTGCGGCCACAGCGATAGCCTCTAGTGCGAGCGCTCTGTCGGGTGGTGGATACGCTTTGAATAGCGTGATCAGCTCGCCATAGCGATTCTGGCCCCTGAGAGAGTGACCACCTGACAGCCTTTTGGCTCGGAGGTTCAAACTATACGCCTGTATTGCCGTTATTTAACGGCTTATTGACGTTTTCCGGAAAAAAAGTTTCAACGGTTTTCTTGCAGTCTGGGCATGTAACGGGAGGCTGATTAACTCTTGCCCAGTGGGTGTGACCGCAACGAGTTGCCCATAGACGGCCGGTATAACCACCTATGATATCGCTTCTAACGTATAGGTATGTACAGTGCTTAAAACGTGAACGGTTCTGCATTGTTGCCTCGAAATATTTCGGGCTTGCAAAACTTGGAAAAATGGTGTTTACGAGGGAATGGATACTGCTATAATTAAAGCACATGGTTCGTGCTTGTTCCTACATTCAATCGTACCGACCATAATCCGAGTTTCGCAAGCTCGGGTCGATTAAGGGCTGGCATCTGCTGGCCCTTTTTTGTAAAGGTAGCACAACTTTTTGAATTGCGCTAACTTCTATATGACGTTATTTCAAGGTTCGTGCCGGGGTGACGTATTAGGCACCACTGTAGATCAACGTAGGCTCTCTCGCTTCCTCATATCTCATAAACCCAATAAAGTCGTCTTCTCTATCGCTCCACGGTTTCACGAATTCAAAGAACTGTTCAATTTCACTATCGTAGTTTTTTATATCGCCCTTTCCAATCAAACTGTATCGGCCAGATGTTTTGTCCTTTCTAATTTCTCTTGCGCTTGTGTCGGGCGTGTAGTAACTGCCGCTATTGAACATATATGCCCATCTACGCGGTTTATCTTTCAGGCAGTCTGCATCAGGCTCCATGTCGCACATCGCTTTAAGTACATCTATAACTTCACTTGGCGTGTCTTGCTTCAATTCAATGCTCACAAACATTTCTGTATACATGCCCATCAAAGATCCTCGTGGCGGCTCTGTTTCACCCATTACTATACCAGTAAGGAGAGAGGGTGGCTTTAGTTTCTGATTCCGTGGATCGGTGCTTTAGTGAGGTGACGTAAAACTCCGCGTACGGTGATATTGTTCTACAGTGTTATGTGTACTAAGATCGCGCCCATTCTTGAACCCTGTCAAGCGTTGGCTGCCAATCTGATTGCCACATCCTGTGGTTACTGTCATCGTCCATCGCGCATACGCATAGAACAGTAATAGGTCTGCCGGTATCGGCCTCCCATTCGTCACACTCGGCGTGCAATGGCCCCTCGCACTCAGGACAGGCTGCTATTTCTTTCGGTATGTCGCAATGGCCGCCCGCATAAAGCAATCGTTTTAGCTTTAGCTCTTCAGTCTCTCTATTCACGTAGTGCCGCTTTTCTTTTGGGCACCACACATAACCCTCAGCAATCAAGTCTCTAACCTTCACGACAAGGCCGTTGTTGTCCCTGCATTCAATCGCCATAATCCAGGGTGTCTCTTGCGGGTAATTCCAGTGCAACCAATGACGTACAAAACCACTGTTGGAAAGCCTCGCCACATGGCGCTGCAAGGTATCCGCACACATAACAACGTCACTGCACGGGACATTAGCCGCGCTGTCTGAATCGTCTTTGTGTGTAGTGTTTTCGTTCATTCGTTTTAAGTCCTCGTTGCTAATGCCCATGAGTGCAAGGTTATACGTCTTGGTTGCTTTCAGGTTTTTCCTTCTTTTTCGGTTTGTGAGACCATGAATAAGCGTTCTGGCAGATTGCAGCCACAAACAAGAACCAGCCCCAGTTGTGAAGATCCCCGCTGAGAACCAACAAGCCAGCAGTAATAACGCACACTATTGCAACTGCATTGTTGGCTAGTACAAACATGCTTCGTTCGTTCATATTCCGCTCCGTGGCTGACATCCCAGCCGTATAACAACGCCAATGCACCGGACGCGGTACGCGCTGGCTGGTTCTTTTCGGCGCTACGTCCGCGCTCGGTGATTGCAAGGTTAGGCAGCAAGCTGTTTCTTCAACCCGTCGAGGCTAGCCATGATTTTCTTGCCAACTTTCAAAAAGCGCTCAGGGTCATTGCCTCCGTTATTATCGCAAAATATTTTAAACTCGCGGTAATTCCTGAATCCCATTTTTTTAGCAGTGAAGTCCAAGGCCTTTGAATGCTTAATCTGTCGGTTTCTTGCAATCAGCTTCGTGAGCTCCTTAAAGCCTCGCATGATATTGAAATCTTCAATCTTGATATCACCCATAACTTCTGTCTCCGTAGTGCCGCTTTCAGCCTAACAACACGCTGTTGCCGACATTGGCGTAGCTAGCGATGTTGTTGGTTAGTTAATTTGTTAAACTCGTTTTCGTTTAAATTCCCGTTTGCCAATGCGACAAAGCTGGGGGTTATGAACCACCAGATTCAGACTTGGTGGCTTTGTAGCTGGCATAGCTCAACTTGCCGTAAACAGCTTGCCAGTCAACTTCTTCATCTCCAGGTATTTCACCGTTGTTCTCTAAATGCTGCAACAGTCGCATAATAGAGAAAAGCTCTTTGCCGGTAAGATCTTCTTCAATTTGGTTGTTCTTCATGTAGACAGTTCTCGGTTCATAACAACACGCTGTCGCCGACATTGGCGTAGCTATCGATGCTGTCGTTAAGTTAATTGTTAAACTCGGTTTCGTTAAAGTTCCCAGTTGCCAATGCGACAAAGCTGGGAGTTATGTATCAGACGTAAACTTTATGCGGATTCCCCCGAGCCGTGACACGTCAAGCATCGCTGCTCATTGCTGGAATATCCAAAGCCACTACCATTGCAGGTTGAGCATATGCTTTGTGGCTCCCAGTCGCACGAATCGCACCCCCACACACCATTGATGTTGCTTGTGATATTGCCCCCACACTCATCAGGGCACGGGTAAGATTCTTCATTGTCTTCTGATGTTGCATCGAATGTCATAATTTCCCCGAATCAACGACTCCAAATCACCCAAATCATGGCCGCTGGCCCAACTATTAAAGCCTCTGGTCTTTTGGGTGGCAAAAATATAAACAACGCCGCAACAACTGCAATCACCGCTGCTGTGTAGAGTATTCGTTTATTGTATTCGTGAATCATAATTCTAAAATCCCTGTGTTATCACAAGCGCCGCAATGATTCATCATGTCGCCTACCTCTGCAAAATCTTCTGGTGCCAGATAGCAATCAGGACATCTTTTAGCAACCTTCTTCCAGTCTCTGGTCACCAAATGCAACATTGATCCTTCAAGTCCAATTTTAAAAAATACCACCAGTATTGCCGACTCACCAATGGCGGTTAGTAATATTCTCTGTGGTCCATCGCCCTCATCACCTTGCAAGATGTCGCCTGCTTCCCATCCGTTCTGTCTGCAAAGGGCTGCTGGTGTTAGGTTGTCAGTCATTGTTCAATACCTTTAAAAGTCCACGCACACCGCGCCCCTGCTTTCTACTTTGCCTGAATATCCACTTACCAGTACCGGGCCAGAAATCAACCTCACCACCATTAACAATTAAGTGCGCTCCGCCGTTTTTAGATTCAAACGGGATGCCTTTGTTTGTGAGTATGGCCGCGCTGCTTTCCCTGTTGTTTGCTCGGCGCTCTTGGCTTTGTTGCTTCATGGACTGGCCGAATTCTTTCCATGGTATTTGTTTTTCAGGCATTAGTAGCTTTCCTGATGGCTTTCCTTATACCTCTGGCGTCTTCCAGTGCGTTATGCGGCAATTCCGACTCAGCATCAATCCGAACGATACTCATTGAAAGTGGCGGTGTTTGAATGCACTGACCAGGACTGGTGATAAGCGCCCTGCAAAACCTCTCTATATCTTCCGGCCAATCAGCAATGATATTGATCGAATCAAATTGAGATAAGTATTTTTTTAGACTTTCCGTAAAAGTGTATTTGCTCACTGCAGAGCGATTAAGGACGGGGATAACATTTTCTGCAACCCCCTCGCAGGGGTTCTGACATTTGAGCACTTCGTAAAACTCTTGGTTGTTTTCTGAAACAAGAGCCATTGATATTAGATCGCCGCCAGTACCGTTCCATTCGCAGTCTATGTAGATGTTCAAGGCGCTACACCAGCCGCCTCGCGCCTTTCCTTCTCTGGCGGTATCTCCGGCTCCGGCTCTGGATTAATAATTTCCTCGATCCGAAGCAGCACGGCTGAATTCAGGTTCAATGTAAAGTTAATGCCTTTGTGGAACACACCTAGCACACGGTTTTTACCACTGGTCATTTTGTCGTAGACGACCTCATATCGCACGGCATCATGCAATACCTCAACCAGCATTTCGCCGTTCATAAAGTTAAAGCTCTCTTTTGGCTCCGGCTCCAAATCCTCGGCAATGTCGATAAGTGTCGCAATGGACAAATCATGTTCTTTTGCAGTGTGTAGGACCGACAACACGTCACCGTGGATTATTGATCTTAAAAGCTGTGCATTCTCTTGCTTATTCAAAAAATTCTTCCTCTCTTGTGCAACACATTACCAACTGGAATTTACATTATTTTTCACTGCTGGTTAATTGAAATTTGTTCTATATCGAATAGCATATAGACGTTATTATGTCGTCCGTGATATAAAGGCTTGGAAGGCAGAATGCCGTTTGTTGTAGTAGCCGGGGTGCACGAATGATGGCTTATATTTAGTCATGGCGATTAAATCCAGGTAGTACTTTTCTGGTATTTTTCCGTTGCGGCCCCAGCTAAAAACTGTATCTGTTGGAACCCGGAATCGCTCACCAACTACTGCAGGACCACCAGCAGCCTTGATTACCTTCTTAACCCGCAGAATATTTTCTGCTTTTTGTTTTTTTTCCGACTCAGTTAACGGTCTGCCCATCTCAAATCAATATGCTTTAGTAAAACGGCATTATGACGTGAAAAGGAATGCATTATCAACTGGAGATTTAAATTGTGGCTAAAAAATACGCAAAAGAACCTGATATCAGTAAACGCACAAAAGAGGAAATGCGCAAAACTCTGAATGACCTGATTGCACAAGAAGGGCTTGGACAGGCAGAAATAGCAGAGCTTTGTGGCTGGTACATAAGATCAACCGGCAAGCCAGACCAGGCTAAGGTCAGCTCATACACGACGGGCAAGAAATTCAGCTTTCCCGCGCTGATACACATGCTGGACAAGGCGTTCGATATGACTCTGGTACAGTTTATCGCCAGTGCCAGCAATGATGTGTCACTGACCTTGGAGCAGACCGAGATTAACAAGATCATGGACGGGTTGAGCGATCAGCAAAATGCTGCACTACTCAGTACGGCAAAGTCGATGCAATCGCTGCACACTGAGAATCAGAAACTCAAAACTCGCGTGAAAACTCTCCGCAAGAAAACTTAGCATTGCAAATAGGCGTTAATTGACGTCATAATACCGGCTCACTTTCTACGTGGGTCCGGTTTGGTATGGCTGATGATAAAGAAGAAGTAGCGGAATTAGATATAGATGCTGCAGTGTTCAATGCTCTTTTGAACATCGGCGCTCTGGAGAAAACCGGACACAACAATCACTTTGACACCAGCTATTCAACGATAGACGATATTCTTAATGCGAGCAGACCGTCATTCCGCGACCAAAAACTTATATTTGGTCAAGTTCTAAAATACAACGACGATCAAACTAAAGCTCAACTGATCACGTTTGCCAGAAATATAAACAAAGAAACACACGAATTTGGTTGTGGGCCATGGTTCACACCCAGCGATAATTCACAGCAGTTCGGATCACAGTTAACGTACATGCGTCGACAGTGTTATCTGCTTGCCTTTAACTTAGGTGGTGAAGATGACGATGGGAACTCCGCGCCCACTGGCTCACCTGATGAGCTAGTTGCTATTGCCCAGCAAGAAGAAATTAAAAAGCTGGTGGTTGATGCTGGCATGGATGTCGATAAGTGGAAAATCTACATGACCAAAACCGGCATGGCCGACCCTGAAGGACAGATTTACTCAAGCAAGTATGAAGCGGCGAAGGAAGCGACTCAGAATACTATTGATGCTAAGGCCAGTAGTTAGTCGTTAATGATTATCCACGACCTACTAAACGGAACCGAGCTATCACCCAAACGGTTAGGGCTTCCCACTGCCAGTGCGGCATCTAAGCTGATTACTGGTGGTGGTGCTCCGAGTAAGTCAATGAGTCACTATGCTTATGCGCTCGCTATGGACATCGCTAATGGAAAAACCACAAATCGCTTTAAAGGCACTCCAGATACAGAGGATGGTCATAAGTACGAACCGGTTGCTCGCAGTTGGTATTCGTTTTTTACTGGTAATACTTTAACGCCAGTCGGTTTCTGTACTGATGATGATGGTCTCTATGGTTGCACACCTGATAACCTGATATATGACAATGGTTTAGCTCAGTACAAGGTGAGAATAAAAGCGCATCTCACCTACATGGACAAGATAGAAAGGGCAGGCTTCAGTATCTCCGATAAGCCACAACTGCAGTTTGAGTTGCTGGTTACCGGGCGTGAGTGGACCGACTTGGTTAACTACCACCCGAAACTTGAATCGTTTATCTGCCGACACTACCGAGATGAGCCGTATATTCAGACGCTCAAATCACAGATTGAAAAGTGTATTGAAAAGCGGGATGACTATTTAAAAACCAATAAATACGCCGCCAAAGCTATCAATGCGAAGTATCGCAGTGTTGCTGCCTGAAGATGAAATTTAAATATTGTCCAGATTGTGGCAACGAATGGATTTATGTTCCGAATTCTTTGGTTGCTGGCGAGTATTTTAGTTGCGTTCATTGTGACTCGCTTTACAAATTGTCTGTAACAAAGATAAATCCAGACGAAAATAAATCCGCGCCAATGAAGCGACTGGCGCTGATACTTCATGCCAGAACAAAAGTAACTTATGAAGAATTAAAATCGCTGGGCAAGTTATGAGCAGTGAGTTAGACGAATTAAAACAAAAGCTCGATCAGATACACTCTGCTGTCGTGTCGCCTGATGCAAAAATGATGGATGTTAAAGACATCCAAATACACTTCAAATACAAATCTATCAAGTCAGCCCGGCGTTTGATTGCAGACCCCAGCTTTCCGCCTCCAATGCGTGAAGTTAAATATCAGGATGGTGATACAACGCGACTGGTGCAGCCCCGGTGGTTCTCTGATGAAGTCGAACAGTGGGCTCGCGGTCGCTAATGAGCCGAAGAACCAAGGCACGAAAAAAAGCATGGGCAAAAGAACTGAAATTGAAGAAGTCAGTTGCCGACTACATGAATGCACGACGTGAGGGTTTAATCGCTGCCATCAACCATGCTGAAATTTCACAAGATGAACGAGATAAAATTATTGCATCCCTTGGTGCTCCACTTGAAGTTAACCATCTCGGAGAGTTTGTAGATAGTTTTGTTTGGGAGCAGACGAACTAAAGACGCTCTGCCAGTTCTTCTGCGGTCGGATTGTAGTAAACCATGGCCATCTTAACGTCACGCCAACCCATCACCGCGCATAGCTCCAGCACATCATACAGTTTGGCTTTTACCATACGGCTCGCTGCTTCGTGCCTGGAGTCGTGGAAATTTAATCCAGATATCCCTACCCTGCCGCGAGCGCGGCGAAATAGAGTGTCGACAGTCGCGGCTCTGACTTTAAATAGTCGGTCGCTTCTACCATCTGCCAAAAGCCGGTTTATTAGTCGAATCGCTTCTGGGTTGAGTGGTACATCTCTGGGATCGCCGTTTTTAGTATCTTCCAAGTGTACGAATTTACGGTCAATGTGTAGATTCTCGATTTTAACCGCGCAAATCTCACCGCAACGCATACCGGTCTCTATGGCCAGCAACCAAGCAATACCGACCTCCTGGGATAGCGTTTCTACCGGATCTGAATACGAATCAAGGTTTTTGCAGATCAGATCAATTTCAGCTTGTGTAATGCGTCTACGACGGGGTTTCCCGGCCTTTGGCTTGTCTACCAGCTCGATAGGGTTATGAGCCATCCAGCGCCATTTACGGGCATATCTGAGAGCCTGAGACAGATCGCCCATCTCTCGCTTAATGCTGGAGTCTTTCATCCCCCGATCACGTTCGGATTGAATCCAGTCCTCAATGTCTTCGTGACCAATGGCAGCGAGCTTCAACCTGGCTATCGGATGGCGTTTCAGTTTTTTTATACGAATGGTGGTTTCGCGTTCGCTTTTTTTACCGGGTACCACTTCGTCAATGTATCGGTCGAGTGCATCAGCGACGGTTTTACCTGTTGGCTTGCCGCGCTTTTCAGCAATCAGAATCATCTCACGCTGGTATGAATTGGCCTCTCGCAGCGTATCGAATTGTTTGCTACCTAATCGCCTACCTTTGTAGATCGGCTCGGCTTTGTATTTTATGCCTGACTTGGTTTGCTTGCGGATCGGTTTGGGCATCTGGTTGCACGTTTGGTTGCACGTTTGCGGGAAAAGATTGCTATCGTCGTCCTGATTTTAATTTCCCACAAGTGCTAAGTGCCTATTTTGTCTACTAATTTACATTACCGTCCATGTTATGCTATCATTACTGGTACCGAGGGGGTTATTCGTACATCCCCTATTTTACTATCTTTTCAGGGTTTTGGTTGCATGTCAGGTGCACATAATGTTTGTATGGGATATCTAACTACGGAGTACAGGCTTTGAACGATGAAACTACAGCAGGACCAAGTGAAGACTGGGAGCCGGGGGATAACTGCGATCATGAATTTCGACCGGAACTATTTCAAATGGACGGCGTTGAAAAACAAAGACCGGTGTGCCAGAAGTGCAGGCAAATTGGTGAGCAGACATGAGCGTGGAAGAAACTAGAGAACTATACAAAAATGTAAAAGATGACTCGGATATTGAGGCAATGAGAAAGATGCTTTGCAGGGCTAGTGAGGATCACTTGATACAGCCATAACAACACCGCCATTGTGGTTGATGATGGTTGCTACTGCATTAGAAATTGGAACGGCAAAAAATGGGGCTGGAGTTCTCATATTTTCGGCGAAGCCTTGAAGGTGTTAAAAGCATTGCCGGAAGACACCGGTGAAGCCAAGCGGCTACTGGATGTATAACCCCTTCGCAGTTGCACGAAACGGAAACAAGAATGCCAAGACCACATAGTTTTAAACTGTAAGCAATCATGTTAATACCACTACCTACCAGCCACCCTATAGCTGGGAACAGTCGGGCCAGTCTTTTTCGGTTTCTCTGTCTCTGATTCCTTGGCAGAGTTCCTTATTGAACTGATGTAGTCGAGCTGTAGCTGCTTCCAACGCATCCAGTCGCTTGTTTTGGTTTCCGTCAACGGGTAGTGCCTGTATGCCTTCGCAGTTGCTGAGGGGCCAACACGCGGCGAACTCTGCACCCCTACGCGCATGCTCTGAGACTTCTCTGAACTGTTCGTTGAATAAAGCCCGGTCTGCAACTTCTTGTTCGCGGTCGGCTTGTATCCCGGATACGAACTTGTAAACAGTAATACCCCCGCTAATAAGAGCAAAGACAACAAGGATACCGCTACCGACAATCCACTTAACAAAGCCTGGTCTGTTATCTTCTTCATTTTCATTTTTCGGTGGCATGACTATTCATAATCAGTTGACAGGTTATCTTTGTAGTTGTGTACATATTGTGACTTTGTTTAAAACTTTCTATAACAAATTATGATAGGTGTAATGTGTTGTCACCGTGAACAGTCGCATCGTTCATGATTGCAATCTATACAGCTCTTAGTCTGTTTGCTAACCGATCAGCTCTTGAGCCAACTTGCCGAGCATACTTTGAGTCCAGCATTTCAATAGCTGCCAACTGCCAGTCATGATCCTTGGCGGCCGCTACCATCCTTACGAATTTTTTAGCCTTTGTAGCTCCGACGTTATATAGGAAATTCACATAAACCTTCTTTACTTCAAACGGAAAGTTTTTCCAGCGGCGTCCGAAAACATTTTCTCCGTCATGGATAGTTTTGTTACTTAATTCCGCAAAAAATGCCTCAATACATCTAGCTTCAGTAACTACTGTACCTTCTGGCAGTCCGTACTCAGGCATACCTTCAATTATCAAAGTACCAAAACCAAACGACGCATAATTTTCGGAATCGAGATATATCGATCTAATTAACCCTTCATCGCTCATGATTTGAGGCATTTCACTAACGATTGCTTGTGCTGTGCTGTTTTTTACATAGTGCATTTATCTGCCCACGTGATACGGAATACAATTAGGGTCTTGTTCAAGTGCTTTCGGATTGTTTCTAAACTGCCCCTCATGGCAGGCAATAGCGTAGTCGATCTCCCTTCTGACCTTCGATATAGACACACCACCTGTATCTTTTGGCATTGCGTCGAATCTGGATTCGAGTTCAATTAACTGGCTGTTCAATAATTCAACGTTTGCTTTAAGATCCTCCATATCCTGCTTCTCACCCAGGGCGTCGAGTTTTTTCTGTAATTCTGGAGTCGGGTTTACTTGGTCGGCTTCAACCTGATTCTTACTAACATCAACAAGGTGTTCAGGCTTGTTTGTTAGGCCAAAGAACAGACCGATAATAACGAGTGCACCTGCAACGAACGCCAATGGTTTTCCCCACTTTCTTAAAAAGTCCTGATTCTCTGCCGCTTCCCTTCTTATTGCGTCAATCAAAGCCATTATTCTTTTCTCTTGTACTCTTTCATGATTTTCTCGCCGCTACGACCGAGTATGTAGCCACCTATACCAACTTGAACAATTTCCAGCAGTTTTTGCACATGGTCTTTATCAAGATTCTCCGGCGTATAGCCGAGCCAGTGAGCACCGATTAGCCCGGCAAACCAAATCATCATCATTGGACGCCAAGTACGCTGCAGCCAGTTACCCTGTGCTTCTGTCTTGATTACATCTACAGCCCCTTCCAGCTCTGCAGAGTTTTGATTCATGGCAGCAAGTGTTATCTCTGCCTTGATTTTCTCTGCTTCATCCTTGTTCGTGATGACCTTATCAACGGCACCACCGATCAGGGATATTATGGATGGGAGTAGCTTGGCAAACATCACAATACACTTAGAGAGAACACGGAGCCGAACGCAATGAATAACGCTACAACTAAACCACTAACAATTACCGGCCAGTCCATGGTCAATCTCCTTTATTCGATATTGAGTGTTACTGTTTTGTCTCCATCCACCGACTGGTAGTGAAGTACGGTTGTTTCACCTGAGCCTTTTGGTTCAGCGACAACCGATAGCTGTTTCCAGGTTCCAGACACCTTGGCAAGTCCGGGCGGGTCGAATTTCCACTCACCGCCTTTTTTGTAATCGCTGGTGACAGTAAGTGCTTTTTCTACACCTACTTTGATAGGTACAGTCCGATCATCACCAACAGAAACATCATCGCAACTACAAATCGCTTCTGATTTTTTTTTTGAATCCGTGTCGGATTTGGCTTTGTTGTTTTCCTCCGGTGCTGGCTCATCCGGTTCGACGTTAACTGTTATATTGCTTGTATCGTTCATGTCTTCCTCAGTAGTTAGTTTTGGACCACCAAAGCCGAATTTCTTACCGTCGACAGTTATAGAGTACTGGGTGTACTTAATACGGCCCTTTCCCATCCAGACCTCGTTACCTGGCCCATGGATGCCACACAAAACATGGTCCTTGCTGGGGTTGCCAAAGTCTTCACGTGGAGTCATGCCAGCGGCTTTAATTAGCTGAATCCAGTCCTGCGTATACATGTACTCAAGAAGCGCGGTAACGTCCAAGTGCTCAATGGTTTGGCGATTCTTAGGGATAACGGCCATTAGATTGAAATCGTTCTCTAAGCCTGCAGTCTCGCGCTTATAGCCGACTGTCAGCTCAACACCGTTAAGAGTGAATTCGTGGAATACCTTGGCACCAGACCAACCGCCGTCATTACTGGGTTGTGTGCCGGGATTGTCTACATGGGGCAGCTTGAACCAGAAATTTATATTCCAGGCTTTCGTACCGTTGTAGCTAATACCGTTTATGGTATTTGTGTAGTCGCCTGACAGTCTCGGGTTGCTAACATCGTTCAGATAAAGATCCAGGAATGAGTTGGCAATTAAGTCGCCTGATAAAACTTCACTCTTTACATGAATGTCGATTTGCGGGAGCTTCGACATAAAACAGGGTATGCCTTGCGTTAGCTTGGCAACCTCTGTCATGTCAAACACATCGGTTTTCATGTACCCCTGCCCGCGAGTGCCGGGTAACTTGGGTATCAATCCCTTCGTTTTCATGCCGTTGTGCTCATAGCGAGCACCGAACGAACCTAAACCACCGGTTGGGTATAAACGAACACCGTTGAAATTGTGTTTATTTTTCTGTTGCGATACATCGAGAATGTAGTAATCGTCGCCGACTTCCATCTCGCAGTAATTGCCTGGGTAATCAGGGTCAAACTGCCAGCCGTTGGTACTCCAGAATAAACCGTGCTTTTCGCCCGTTTCGTATGCGCTGGAATAGCCGTCAATAGCTCCCGCCTTGGTTCGCAATTTCATAATGTCAACCGTTTTACGCTTTTTGACATGCTACCATGTCTAATAGTCGTTTTTTATTCCAAGTCGCAACGAATGGTCGTCAACCCTCTGTCTCTGGCCCCGTCAATATCAACCTCAAGCGCATAGCCGCCCGATACCGCAACGACCGTAAATAGATCATTGTCACCCTCAGGGTCGGTTGTAGCGATTGTGGGGACGTGTCCGGGGTCGCTCAGATCAATCGGAAACTGCTGGGTACCGGTTTGATCAGCAGCAACATTGAACTCTGCCTCTGGCTCTGCAAACACTCCACTTTCTTCCTGTGGAATCGACATAGGAGCCCGATTAACGGCCACAACTGTTCCAGTAGCATCGTACAAAGCAACTTGTATCTCGACGGAGCTGCCTGCCTCGCCATCTGTGATGTTTAATCGGTTTCCGTTGGGTCCGATAGTTGCCGCCAGTGCTGGACCGCCAGTCTGTGACCACTCCCAGTATCCACCTGTCGGGAATGTACCCGGTGGAACCCATGCATATAGTGTCATAGGTATACTTAGGGAGGTCGGATCTATCTCTGGCACTGCCGGGTTAACAGATGACTCAGTCAGAGTAATATTGCCTGACTCTGGCAGCGGGTTGCTGTTTTGATTCCACTCGTCCTGCGGTGCAACACACAGAGAGTTGTTCAGCGTCATGATGTATGTTTCTACAGCGCCGTCATTCTTTTGCGTTGTGTAAATAATACGGCTAGCATCTACACTCATGGTAGCCTCTGCCGCATTGTCTCCTGAGTTAGAACCAAAATCACCAAGATCTCTACGCCATGCCTCTCGACCGTCGTTATCAAGCCCGACAATGAATGATGTTTGCCCGTTATTTCCTGAGATAAGAACAACGCCTGGAGACAGGCCGCAAGCATGACCATTGTTCTTGCCGTTAATACCATTGTCGTGATAATCAGGTGTACCGCTCCCATCACGACCATTGAAAAACAGAACGCCATTATTATTGTCACGCAGATTGTAGTAAGCCTGCGCGCCGTTCGGCAATGTAATTAGATCGCCGTGGTTCTGTGATGGTGCAGATGGTGATCGAGGATTATTGAAATTCTTATCGTAAATAATGCGTTGGTTGTCATTAGCGCTTGATGCAACGATGATGTAATTCCCATCATGGGAGAATGACGCCCAGTTGTACCACGATTCAGGAGTTATGGAACCAAGAACTATTGCACCCGTAGATGTAAGCTCAAGCGATGTTAGCCTGTTCGTGTCCTGGTTGTGGATAACTACATATTTGTCGTTTCTTACTTGCCCTTCTGCACTGCCGATAGACAAGCCTAATCCGCCTGCTGTGTCGTCAGTATAGTGGAACGTTTGTTGATTATTATTGGCTATATCAACCGCCACCAGAGAATCCCTGATTGAGCCACCACCACTGCGACCAATAGCCCATATTATGTTGGGGCTGGTGTCAGAAAAACAGGCTCTTGAAGTGGTTCCTATAGAGCCCTCTTCGTTGCCGTCAATAGTGTAAAGCGTACTGTTAAGAAGCACATGCGTGTTAGTCGTATTGACAGCAAGGCTTTTTGCATAGCGATGCGGAACTGTACTGATAAATTTGTCAGATACTATTGACGATTGTTGGCATGCAGTCATTGTAATTTCACTCTTTTGAGTTGTTATTCGAGATAAAAGCTAACACCGGAGCCATTGCCAGCCGGGTCCGGGCCATCGCCAGAATCATTGGTAATTGTGAAGTTCTGGAATGCTGGAAGAACAGGGAACCCGTACAGCAAGTGAGTGTATGTTCCATCGCCGTTATCGTCTGTAATAACGTTGACAGGTTCAGGCTGCACGTTGCCGTTAATTTCAAATCTGAGATTGTCAATTGTCGCGTATGGTACGTTTTCTATCAGCGCCTGAAACTCCGGCACCACAACAGACCCACCGTTGCCGCTTAACACAAACCGATTAAACTGATCTTGGAAGTTGTTTTGTGTCAGGGCTCCCACGTTTGCTGAAAGCGTAGGTATTGCGCTCCTGCCGCCAGTGTCGGGCCGGACTCTAAGGCCGTGGTCTGGTAGTAGGTATGGCGTGTTTGCAGGAAGCGCTATTTGTGCTTCCAGCTTTGTATCGAATAACTGTAAGCCAGCAAATAAATGATCTTCTATTGGCTTATACAAAGGTTCTTCTGAACCGAAAACAATATCCTTGATCTTTAGTGTTCCAGTTGCCGAGGTAACAGGCTGCACACCAAATTCAATACTAATTGCGGCGCTAAAATGCCACCTTTCAGGGTTTGCATTACCAAAGAACCTAACCGTGTGCTGTATGTATTTTTCACTTTCACTAGACTGTAGAACTTCCGGTGCTATGCCTGTGCCAGTGCCCTCTACATTGGTATCTGTGTTTTGATAAGAGAATGAAAATATTGCCTCATTGTCCCCTTCGCCCTCCAAAAAAAGCAGAGCTACATCAGTATTGCCTGCATCCTTAAGATATGTGAACGTAACATCCATTGACTCGTTGGGCGCGGGTATCGGCGTTTCAGTTGAGCTACTTTGATTAAAGGCGTCAGTCCTATCATCTGTGAATACAGCATGTTCAACACCATTGATTAACTCGTATTCGATTTCGTTATTAGTCGTATTCCACGAATCAAACTCTCTGCGCAACGGTGTTAGCTTGGTTAGCTCAAGAACATCGTCTTCTAGCGTAAAGCCTTCTTCTTTTGCGTTCTCACCGAGCTCTAAACTAGTCTCAACCAAGTCGATGACGACTGGCACTTCCCTGTATGTATCAACTATCGTGTATAGCTGATAGGCGCGGTTGGCAACTAAGCCCTCTCGATGAGTTGAGCTTCCACTTGTGCTTGTAACGGTTACCCTTGCTGCATTTCCGTCTCCACCATTTCCACTGACCGCGCCTGTTTCTGATGTCGAGTGAACAGCGGGAGCCATTGAGTGACTATGGAATGGCACTTGATAGTTCTGAAATACACCCTCGGCGTTTGCCCTCACAAAACCTGACACACCCGTTCCTAAGTTACGCAGGAACATGCCATTTACGTCAAGCGGGAATACGATATCGTCGCCCGATACAAACTCAGGGTACATTGCCGCCCATAACGGGTAATCGATAGCGCCGCCTGCAACAGTGCCCTCTTTAACCTCTAAGTAGCCATTCGCTAAGGTTTTATTGGTATCTTTAGATGATGCAAAAATCATCTCACCGATTCGCGTACTTGGGCTTGAGCCTGGCGTTTCACTGGGACCGGAGCTTCCAACAATAGAGCGCCTAAAGATCGTGATGCGATCTACTGTTGATACCGCAGAACCTGCTTCCGCTCTGGCTTGCAACTGATTGCCGGTAACCTGCGCTTCTAATGCCAAACCGCCTTCACGACCGACGTTAGCAACACCATCAATGAATATCCCATTAGATGCTGTACCGTCACCGTAGAGGAATTCAATTTGGTCACCGTCAGTTACAAGGGCCAGTGCGTCTTGCGGACCACCGTAGTCAGTATAAGCCGTCGTCAGGGTTTGACCATCAGGGTTATTGAATACGTCGATTCTTTTGAGCGCAGTCTGAGCGTACACAAACAAGTCAGAGCGAATGTATGAAAGCTCTCGACCATTATCGTTGATAACGAATGTACCCGTTTTAGGATCTGTTAGATTAAACGTTTGAAAATCGTTATCGAATATACTTCCACTTGACGTAAGCAACCCGAGTTCATAACGCCGTAAAGCGTCTTGTATGTCTACCTCTATTGATTGCCACTTATGTGAACCTGTTTGGTCTTCAAAGTGAAATTCTATTTTTCCTTTTTTGTATTTGGTCAGATCATGACTAGTCACTATAGGTACAGTAGAGACAACGGGTATAAGATCTTCTGGCTCATCTATTCGTATAAGCTCAACACCTGACTGGCCACTTGTGATGATTGTTTGACCGCTATCCTCGAATTTAGCAAACAGACGGAAATCATAAAGCACCATACTGCTCTGACTTCCACCACCGGCAGTCCAATCTGATACGATATCAACCCGATGATCCCCCTGCAGGGGTACGTTGAATTCAATCTCTACATGCCATCGGTCGCCGTCGTCACGCGCAGTTGCAGTGCCGCCACCAGTGCCAGTGAAGCTGTGATTACCTGACGTTGGGTTAAATACCAGCCGGTTCAGCTCATTGTTTACGTCGCGCAGATCAGTATAGAAGCTGTTGCCATTGGTCTCTTTGCGTATATCGAGAGATACCCTAAACGTAGGCTCGTTGATCTGAAATGTGTCACCAATAATGACAAAATTGTCGTTGCCCGCGTCTTTGAACTCAACACCCTTACCTTCGATACCAGAGTAAGGCAGAACGCTGCCCCTATCAGTGCCAAGCACTGGATAGTTTTCAAAGAACCACTGATAAAGTGCATTACCTGTCGCTTCTGGCGCGGCATTGGTAGTGAGCAATTCAAGATCAACTCTACCTACCGAAGCCGGGGCATAGCCGTTTCTATTCGTGATGCCATTTGGCCCAACTGCCGGATAGAACTGCCAGAGTGTTGCGTCCTCAAGTTTCGGGAATCTAACTAAGTACTCTGCGAAATCTGACGTTATATGACCTGGAAAAACTACAGGAATGGGGGCTGTGCCGCTTTGATCCGTATGCGCTTCACCAGTAGCCAAATCAATAATCAGCTCACACGGATTACTCGGGCGAGCAGCACGAAACATCATGCTTGTTGTGTTAGCTGCATTTATACGAACACGCAATCGAACGTAACGAGGGCCATCAAGCGGCAAGTCAGTTTCTTTCCAGATGTACCGAGTTGCCCCGGTTTCTGTGTCTTCGACGCCAACAACTTCGACGTTACCGATTAACTCAGGCTTGTGTATTCGGGTACTGGTACCGTTAACGGTCCAGCTTGATAGCTCACGATAAAGCTGACTTGAATCCTCTACAACTGGAAACCAGCCAAGGCCGCTAAACTCAAATAACCTTGTCTCTAAATCTTGCAGCGTGAGAGTTTGAGGGTTTTGAAAATGTCCGTAAACAATTTCCGTTTCGCCTTCTGCAAAAATAAGCGCTAAGGTCAGATCGTTCGGGTTTTCCCATGTAGTAAAATCAAATGGTTTTGTGTTCGGTATAATGCGATCATACTCATTTGCATGCGCTCGATTATCTGGGATCTCTGGAATGTAGAAAGGATCGACAACACACCATTCTATTGACTCGGTGTCGGCGTCGGCATCAGCAGTGACAGTAACGTGATATTCAACGCCGTCTTCAAGACCTTCAAGCATAGTGCGAGAACCGATGTTGCCTGGCGTGATATCGTCGATGTTAGCAAGATCGTCAGCACCCGCTGTAGTTCCAACTAAGACATCAACTACACCGTCATATGATGCAGATGTCTTTACGACTAATAGCTTGTCGCCAGCACCTTCATTTGTAAACGTGAATGCATTTACGTGAGGACCATTAGCAAAGTAACCGCCTACTGAACCTTCATGTTTTGCACCAGACGAAGCCCAGTTACTAACCGGTTCGCCGTTGCTTTCTATTGTTCCGGTTTTATAAATCATAATATTTTTGTGCCGATTCTATAAAGTTTCACTACCTTAATACCCAAGCTGACCCGTCCCATCTATGCTCTGTGTCTGCGACTATATCTTCTGCTATATCGCCAATCTTCCAACCAGAGCCAGTTGGTAAAACTCCACCGACGATGGGCACAATTACGCGCCCATTGACAACACTGTATGGCTGATTGATTACTCTCTCCATGCCGATGAACGGACGTGCCGTATTGCCCTCAAAGGCTGAGACTTGATCAATTAGTACTGATCCACCATTTCCGTTTCTATCGTCTGCTTTAAGTAACAGTCGAGGCACACCAGCAGCCGTCGCCATTACTCGCATGGTTATCACGCGCCATTTGGTGTCAGGGAAATATATTGTTTGAGATTTTTGAACACCAATGGGTGTAGTGCCAGCGCCTGAATTAAGATTTGTCAGATTTAAACCCACACCCGGTTGCTCCGCTTTAACCAGCGCCTGTATTGTCACCATGCCCGCTGACACTGCTGATACACCGTAACTTTGAGCCGATTGTGATCCGTCATCAGCAATTCTTAATGCGTCCCCGCCTGAATAACCTTCTCCCGGCACCAAGGCGGCAGTACCGGCATGCGACCAAGATGTTCTTGTTACAGCGCCCTGCCATCCAATCTTTGAAAAATCTCCAGTAATCAAGTCTATGTGATTATCTGCCGTGCCAAAGCCGACGCCCGAATAAACTGTTGACGATATGCCTTCTGACGTGTCGCCACCGACTTTGTATGTATCAGTCGGCAAGCTGATTACGCCGTACGCCGGTAGTGTGTAAGATACCCCGTGAGCTGTTGGAGCAGTTGCCCACGTCAAAGGTTTTAATTTTGCATCGATATATTCAGCGCTATCAAAGTTAACCCTAGCTGTCACATCAGAATTTAGAGTTATGTCGATATTTGCGGCTCGCACATTGGAGAATTTTAGCTCTCCAGTGTAG